GCAACCGAAGTTGCCGTTCACCGAGGCTAATCAACCGGGCTTACGGGTTTCACCGCAAGCCCCGTCTATAACCGGTGAACCGGTTTAGGCGGGGTTATTGACCGAGGTCGAAGTCATCGTCATCGGCGGTCATGGCCGTCGTGGCACCAAGCACAACACCGACAGCAACAGCGCCGAGGGTAACAGCGCCGACAGCAGCGAACAAATTTTTCAGAATGGACATGATAGCTTTCTCCTTTTTGCAAAACAACAGTTATTTAATATTCTTGGATATTCAGAAATTTCAGATACCCGTGTGTGTATCCGAACAATCCCCACAGTGCAGCAGATGCCGCATCGCGCCGTGCCTTATCGGCAAAAGCCTTGAACGGAACGACCGCATCTTTCAGGTTCTGGTATTCGTCAACATCGACATTCATGAGAGACTCGATAGTCTCAGGCATCTCGTTGCGGAAGAAGATATATACTTCCTGCCACTGCAGTTCCTGTTCTCCGCCGCCGACGAGCAGGTATTCGATGCCGATACGAAGCGCACCGGAAATCAAGGTCTTGTAGAACTCGTCGTCCGGGTCAGGAAATCCTGCAAGGATTGTGGCAGTCATATTTTGACAAGCAGCTGAAACTTCACGGTTCCTGTCAAACGATTCCGTTCCGGCACCGGGCAATACGAACTCGCTCGGCAATCTCGGATAAGAGCCCTGTGCGGGGCTCGGTGTACCGGATACAATATCGGGATTCAAAGCTGTAGTATTCTGCCGGATAAATTCGGCAGGCTCCGGCATCGGATGTCGTTTAGCCCAGGGCCAACTCATGCAAATCACCTCTAATTTTCATTATCTGCAATTCGCACAAATCGGCAAGAGTTTACGGGTTGTTTTTGTTTTGCTTTTGCTGTTCCTCAGTTTCAAAATGCTCAACGCGGATATGAGAGACTCGTTCCACCTCTTTGAACGTTGCGACCTTGATGAGGATATTCTGGGAAGTGATGTTCTTACGGTCCCTCCGAGTCACCGCAACATGCCGCATCGTTTTCCAGTAGAGGTCCGGCGAAATAAGGCTGAGCGTGTAGATGGGCGTTTTCGTGGTTTCCAGAATATAGTTTGCAGCCATCGCACGGATATGTTCACGGTCATGCAGGCTCATGGTGCAGGGGTTATCGTTCACGAGAACACGGAGCAAAACGGTCGGTACGAACTGAGGGTGTGCTGCTCCATCGTCATCGAAAGCATACGAGAGAGCGTAGGCAATGAAATCCATGGTGCGCCACTGCACGACCTTGTCGTTGTCGCGGACGGCGGGCGTGAGGGAATCTTTCGACACATACTCGGCGCTGACGATTTTCTCACCGGGTTCGAGTTCTTCCTGCATACAGGCAACGATTTCGAGGCGTTTGCGCTCGCAGAGTTCATCGGTGAGTTCTTCTTCTCCGCAGCAGACTACGATATCATGGCACAGTGTACGGGTGCCGCGCTGAGTGACAATACGCAGATAGAGTTCTTTCGGATTGATGGATGACATCAAAATATCAGTACCTCCCGGCAGCAAGAGTATGCTGCAGATATTTTACGCCGTTCACGGCGATGAAGAGTATGCTTATCACAACAGCCGGTGCAGTGGACACTCCCATCGCAACCAGGACTGTGCGGATAATCCAGAGAGAAAGGTCAAGGGTGAAATACCGAAAACTCGAAAATGCAATGAGCAGTGCAAATAACAGAATCGATATCCAGGACCCCTTGATATCCTGAGCGCTCGGACAGGAATGATAGGCTATCTGTGCCATGAGTATGGCAGCGACCCATACACCAGGTTCACAAAGAGCAGCGGCAGTCCCGCCGTTCTGCCAAACTTGCATGATGTACCAGCCGAGCAGGCAGACATTGAGGCTTCCGAACAGTGCCGGGGCAATGCCGATGGCTGTTTTCTGGAGCAGCGGAAGCAGGAACAGTCCTCGCGGCGTGTAGTTGACATACCCGAGCGCCTTATCTCCTTCCTCGCGCTTGAAACGATAGAGCCGGAACTTATCGATGCGTGCGCCGGTGAAAAGAGCGACCAGAAGGTGCGAGAGTTCGTGGTGGATGACACCTATTGCTGTCCAGCGTGTATCGTAGCGTTCCGCAAATTCGACACCAAACGCTTTCTCCATGAGCCAAAGACTTCCCTGCCGTCCCGCCCATTCAATCGCCATAATGATGACGACGGTGGCAATCAGAATCACGCCGCGATAGGCGTCCAGAAACGCAAGGACTGCATTCATCACCCGTTCACCCTCTCTTTATGGATTTTCTGCTTTTCGCAACCGCCGCAGCGGAGCAAACAGCAGTAGTGTTCGTGACGAATCAGAGCCTTGAAGTAAGAGGTTTGTGTGCGGACCGCATACGGACATGTCCGGTCTTTGACGGAACAAAGCCGTATATACTGATACCTTGCCACAAAAACTCCTCCAAAAACTACATTTCTTCGTCACATCCACATTATACCAAATGAGGTGTACTGAATACAAGCATGATGCGATTTAGTTGCATTTTGTTCACAATTTACTTTTACTGGTGCAAGTTATATCGTTCCCGCTCAAAAGCCCTGTATGTGGGTCTGTTTCGAGCGATACCCAGCTACACCCTTCTGATGCAGGCGGAGATGCCTCAAATTCGAGCCGTACACCGCAGGAGGGTAAGTTTATGCCTTGACCGAAATAGCCTTATTGACATAGACGCTCTTGCGGGAAACTATGCAGCAGAGAGCAAACGGCTGCTTGAATCCGACTGCAGTACTTTAAATTTGAACCGTGCTCTGTGCGAGACCCACTGCTGAGACAGGCAGAGATGCCCCGAATTCGGGTTGCAGCCGTAAGTAGGGTAAACATACGCCTCGGCTACGACAGGCTCGTCTGCCCTAAGCGTTCTTCGCCCTGGCAGAGCATAGGCGGCGATTCCCGCATGCGACCTCTGTCGAACAGTGCTGAATGCCCGGATGTGATGGACCCGGAACGCGGGAGTGTTAGTTCCGGTGCTGTGGTAGCCTTGTGCCGAACGGTAGCCGGTCGTGTGCCAGCGTGCAAGTGCCGTGCCGAGAGGGTTCAGCTGCGAGGCAGGCTGGTGCCGCTCCAAGGCTATCAGGTGCGCTCAGGGGAGGTTCAGAGGTCTAGTGCCGAACCGGGGCTTTCTGGGGCAATCAGGGGCTTACAGGTGCTTCCCGGTTCCGTGGACTCCTGCTATCCCTCACCGCGCAGTTACGCGCAGCTGCGCTAGGTGTTCGCCGTTGTATTGGCTACTACCTGCGAAAACGCAGTTGCCGCCATACGGCGGCCTACGGGAGTTTGAGCTTAAGTGTTTGCGTAGCCACCCTACTCCACTCAGGTTCCACCCACAGGCACTCTCAGGGACTCCGGTGCTTTCTTAACCGTTCTCCTGCTCTTTCCGGTTCTTTCCAAAAAATCTAAGACTCTCTTTAATCTTATAGAGCTCTATATATCTAGGGCCGCACAATACCTGTTTTCTTATTGCCACCATTTTGCGTAAATTTGCGAAACAAAACGGGCTCAGCAAGCGGTTTTACCACCTGCTGGATACTTCGTCATCGTATTCACCCAGACACTCAGCAGACATCTGGAACGCGGCGTCATCTGGGAAATCAGGCTCAAAATCCTCTGGGTCGTCATCGGGTTCTGCGAGCCAAAGGTTTGCTTTGGAGTAGTCCACGCGCTTCGGCCGGAACTCATCCAGCAGCAACTCATCCATCGAGCAGACGGTCTGGTAGTCGCCGCCGAGCCGGACAGCCACGCTCAAGTTGCTGCTTTCAACGACCTGTTTGCGGGGCAGTGCGAGCGTTGCAGGAAGGTAACCAGCATCCTGAAACGGCTTCGTGATTCGGTCGATGGTCTTCTGTTTGGCGTACAGGTTAAGACGCAGCTCGGCTTTTTCGAGAACGGGCAGGAACGGATTTTTCATCTGCTCGACTGCCTCAACAGCCTTGACTTTGAGTTCATTCGTGTGTTCGACAACCCTGTCAGCAGCTGCGCGAATCGAGCGCTCAAGTTCCTCGGCCGTCTGCTCAATGACTTCCTGCAGAGCGCGGTAGACAGTCGCTACATGGCACTTGAACAGTTCCGCAATCGCCTTTACGCTCCAACCCTCTCCTGAGAGTGCCTGCATCTCGAGTGAACGGCGCATACGGCGCTTCTTCTCTTCGTCCACTATATCAACACCGCGAATTGCAGCCTGACGCTTGACAGTATCGATGCCGATTTTGAGTTTTTCAGCAATCTGCTTGATGCTCAGTTTTTCATTGTCAAAGAGCTCGATGATGGTATCGTACATTGTCTTCTTGGCTTCGCGCTTTTGTGCCGCTTCCCAGATTTTTCTATGGTTGCGGATACGGTAATCCGGAATGACCTTGTGGTCAATCAGAACGCCGAGCATCTTGCGGTCAGTAGCGGAGCTGGCAACCGGGTACAGAATCCCGTCATGGGTCTGACGGCTCCTATCCATCTTCTTCTTGAAAGTGCTGATGCGTAGATTCTTGAACTCTTCCTTTGTCAGACCAAGAGCCTCAGCGATGGTCTCATCCTTGAACGGATGCTTCACCCAGCTGACGATTTTTGCAACTTCCTTGTCCGGAAGCGGCTCCGCAAAGGTAGAGTTAATAAGCTGTGCCTTTTCCAAAGACGCAGCTTGGTGATAATCGCATGCTGTAGATAAGCAGTACAGCAGCACAGTATGCCGCTTTCCAACAGGGGTTGTGTTTCTGCGCAGAAAATCGATGACTGCATCCCAGCGCTGTGTGATGCAGCGTTCGGCAATCTCAGACCGGGGCCTTGCAATACTTCTGGCAGAAACTACAGAGCGCTCCGTATTCCATTCAAGAATACGCTTCGCAAAGCGTTTTTTTGCCCATGCGAGCTCCTGCTCATCGGTGGTATTGAAGGTTTCGCGGTTCGAGACGACTGTATCGTCCACGATTCGCCACTCAACATCGATAGAATCTGCAAGGACATACAGGTCATTGAGCCGGTATCCCACTGCAGGAGCATGATAGACATGGCAGCAGCGCCCGGCCTTCGTATTGAAAGTGCCAGGCAGACGCATAATATGATTGATGCCTTTAACGGAATCGTCTACGGAAGCGTACAGGAAATTGTCGCCCCAATTCACAATCTCCGCTTTCAGCATCGTGCGAATCTTGGTATGTAACCGCTTATAGATTTTCAGGGCGTGCTTGTTGTTCGGATTGACAGGGTCTATGAAAATCCAGTAAGCTGCGCCGCGTCCGGTATTGACAACAAAGCCTTCCGGAAGAACCCCATTATAAATGGCGGTGGTCAGCATCTTGCAGATGCCATCACTGTAATAGAGAGGGACACCCTCCTCATGACAGTCGATATCAAAGCCCAGAGAAATCAGCTGAGAGATACGGGAGTCTGTACGAATACCGCTCTCGCGCAGGGATTTAGCCCAGTACGCCGTGTTATTTGTGATGTACAGGTTCGTGGTGCAGTTATAGTATGTGAGCCGATTCGACTTTTCACTGGTCTTTGTGAAGATGCTATGCAATTCCGGCATGATAGTGTTCGGGGCAAATTGACGAATGGCACTAAGTTTGTGTCCGACACCCTCGGGCTTAGAGTACACCTGAAGAGCGCCCTCTGCTTCGCAGAACTCGTAGGTCTTGTAGAACGCAATATCGTTCTCCGTAGGGTAAATACGGCGCTCGCACTCGGGATAATCGGTATATTCGATTGTAGCAGCAGTTGCAGCTTGCATTGTGATACCCCTATATATGGCGTTCCATTGCATTGCGGACACATCATACTGTGATTTTAGTTGCTTATTTCCCATTATCTGCGGTTCGCAAGTATCCGCAAGTGGGTGCAGGCAGGGGTATATAGCAAGTTGCACAAGTGAATCAGGTGTATTGAATACAACTATGATTCGACAAATGTTAGCGCAGAACAACCTGGCTCTATCAGTGCTCAGAGCGGGAACCAGCCAGAAAGCACCAAAATCTTCTCTGTTTTTACCAAAGCAAAAAACTCCCCGGCAAAAATGCTAGGGAGCGAAAAAATATTATTATGTTTTCGGGACAAACACAACATAGTATTGAGACTCAATAGCGCGGGTCCAGTCAGGAAGCAGGTCCATGACTTCGATGCACAGCTTATGCTGAGAGCGATTGAGCAGAACGGCATCAAAATCCCACTTATCGAGAGTATCCTGAACCGTGCGTTCAGTAGCACTTTCCGAGCCAGTGCCCATCGAGATAGAAGCGTCTATCACATCGTCCGGATACAGGTCTGCGCGGCTGTCTGCGAAGTCTTGGAACCCATGGTATATCGCTAAGCCTCCGTCGTTATAGCCCGTGTATAGGCGCTGAGGATTTAGTTCGTGAAGCTCCTGCACAAAGACAGGGTCCATCTTGTCGTAGGTCTTGTCAGGGTCATTGATAACAAAGGGAGCATAGAGAACGATGGCGGCGACCAGCACAACTAAGGTGAGAATTGTACTCCTCTTCGTCTGGCCTGTGAACCCTTCCGTTGGCCTGCCGCCGGTCTTCCACATCTTGTTTTCCTGCTCATTCATCATGACGGCGAGGAACCGGAAAATCAAAGGCGTAGTGACAATCAGAAGATAGGTGCGGATTCGTACATAGCGGGATGTAAGAATCAGACAGCAAAGTATCGGCAGAAATTCCGTGATGCGGACTTTCTTGTGCGAGGCAAAGACAATGAACAGAAATGCCAGACAGAAGAAGGCAACGATATCGGCGAGCTCGCACGGTTGCCATTCCGAGACATATTTCTTTGTAGCCTCGTTGTTTGTCAGGAAGAAGTAGTAGTATAGTTTGTAGGTATAGGGATTGATGAGTCCTGTCAGAAGACTGGCGACAAAAATCTGAATATAGGTCTTGACCTTCTTTGTCTTCTGTTCGTTCTCATTGACAAGACCGAAGGTATTGATGTTGGGCAGATAGCACATCAGAATGAAAAGAACAATGAACGCGAACAGGATAGGCAAAGACCCGCCATGCAGGTTCGCCCAGAGGAAACTCAAAACCGGCAATAGCCAGCATCGTTTCGAATCCGGGTTCCGGTACAGGTCGTTCAAGAGATAGAAAGAGACCACAAAGAGAATCATGCCGATGTTCTGAGGTCTTCCGGCCCAGGATAGCAGCGCTGTGACAATGGTGACGAACAGACAATTCTCAAACGGGTCGCGCAGTTCTTTCGCCCAGGCATATTCGATAAAGAGCGCGTACAGGAACGCGGTGATGAAGGAATAGATGAGCAGTCCTACCACGGGATTAGAAGAAATGCACGAGAACTGATAGAGGATGATGCTGCTTAGCCATGAATGCGCGGTCTCTGTCAGCCCTAAATCCTGAGATATCCAGGAGAAGGTATCTGCGACCGGAATCGTGTGTGTAGAGCAAATTTCTCTGCCGAGAACGATATGCCAGTAATAGTCGCTGTCCCCGATTCCGCCCAATTCAATGAGTAATACACTGATAGCGGCTGCAATCAACGCGGCAAAGAAATAGAGCGTCTTATACCGCTTTTGCGAATGATGCATAGGATGTACCTCCAAAACGAAAAAATGGGCAGACCCAAGAGGTCCGCCCGCCGTAATGGTCATACTTCAATACTATGCCGTTCGCAAGATTCGGCAACTATTTTAGGATTTTTCGCTCTGACAGATGTTTCAGGAGCGTGGTGTACACATGATTGTTTATGCAATAGTCGTGCCCGAAAAACTCCTCATCGCTCTCCCCTAGCGCCTTCGCCAGAGCCGCTGCTACGGCTGGGCTTCTCGAATATCCCGCATCACAATGCACGATAATCTGGGAAACTCCGTCAACATACTGAAGCAATGCATTCACAATACGCCCAGCATCCTCGTCAGACATCGGTATGAGCCCGTGTACGTTCTCAGCAGTGTCGATGTCATCGAACTGGAGGTATTCGATATGCCGGATATTCTCGTTGTCGGCCTCGTCCATGATGTGCGGCAGCTTATCGTCAGTGCTGGAAATCGAAATGATGAGCGTAGGTTCGTCGATGTTTTCGGCATCATACTCGGGTCCATACCCCAGAGCTGCAGCAAGGCACTGGGCACGATACATCACCTTGATTTTCACAGTCCCTCTCCTCCTTCCGGTCCATCAGAAATCCTGTACGATTCAGCCACTGTACGGGATTCTGAAGTAGTCCAGATATGCTTTGAATCTGTCCTGTGCCGTTAAGCAAGTATCCACCAAATACCCATGCTCATGGTTCCATTCGTAGAGCCCGCGATAGTAAAACATCTTCAAGTCATCCTCGATAATAAACGGGACAATGTTGTTTTTGAGACATTCCTTGAAAAGGATAAGTCGGCCGATACGCCCGTTGCCGTCTTGGAACGGATGAATGCACTCGAAGTCATGATGGAACGCAATGATTTGCTCGAGCGTATGATTCGGGATGGCATTATAGCTGGACAGCAATCCGGAAATCTCCGCTTCTACTTTTTCAGGCGCGGTAGTATCTCGCCCGCCGACCTCGTTAGGAACGCGTTTATATTCGCCAACAGCAAACCAGTCTTTCCGGGAATCGCTTGTGCCGTTTTTTAGCGTGAGATGCAGGCGCTTGATGAGCGTCTCCGACAGCGGATACATAGCGTTGTCGATGACCATGTCGATGCATCGAAAATGGTTCGCGGTCTCGACAACATCGTCCACATTTACAGCCCCGCTTTCAAACCCGATAGTATTCGTCTCAAAAATATACCGGGTCTGGTCATGTGTCAGGCGGCTTCCCTCGATATGGTTTGAGTTGTAGGTTAAGTCAATTTGAACTTTGTGATAGATTCCGCCTTTTCGCTGCTGCTTCTTCTCTTCCCGAAGAACGGACAGCAAAGCGTTCTCAACCTTTGCGTTTGCCCGTTTCGGTTTCTCTGCGTCTTCCGGGATTTGCCATGTTTTACCGGCAAGAACTGCATTCGGGATTTTGCCGATAGCGCAGTAGTTCCGAACCGACCGTTCCGAGAGATTCCATCTTTTTGCCGCATCAGCGACCGAAATATAAGCCATACCGCCACCTCGCTTTAGTATAGTATACAACGATAACGGCAAAATGTCAAATTTGCATAGAAGTAATCCTGTATTTTGCCGATGAATGGCAACAAAAATACCGCCCACAGAAAGTGAGCGGCTTAATGTAAGTGTTTTACAGTTCCCACCGCACCTTATACGCAGCGAAAGCAAGTAAAACAGCGACTATAAAACTGACCTTGCAGACGCAAGGCAGGATTATCTCGAATCCATGCAGAAACGCCTCGTGTGCTTTCAGCGCACCAGTTGCCTCCAGGAATATGGCTACTGGAGACATACCGACGACTTCGATGACGAATCCAACGGCGCAAATCATGATTGCTGCAAATGCGATTCGGGTGAGAACGGACGAGACAGCAGATGACTTTGGAGGCTTTGCAAAACGCTCCGCTATAGCGCGGTCATCGCGCAGTTTGCTGTATATGACAGATGCAACAGTGGCAATGGTGAAGAACATCAAAATATTCCCGCAAAGCGAAATAATACCGTGAACTGCCACCATGACAGCATTCGTGTCAGGAACAAAAAGACCGGCAATGCGATAAGCAATGGCAAAAGCAACCATGAGAGTTGCAGATGCAACGGTTCCGAAAAGAGATACAGCGATGGGCTTGTCGATGAGATTTTCTTTGCGCATAGTGTGGCTTCTCCTTAGAGCCTGAAAAATTGAGTGTGTGATGTGACGGACTATACAAAGCGCAAAAGCGCTATGTAACGAAGCAAGGTCGAAGACTTCTTAGCCAACAGCCCCGTAGGATGCGACGCCGGCCATCAGATATCCGTTCTTGTTACCGACCAGAGCGGTCGCTGCTTTCTCAGCAAAGCCGATATAAGCATTCATGACGGAACTATCCGAAAGGCGGTATGCATCCAAAGATACAGGAGCAGTGATAAGAAGATTGTTGAACATGTCAGTGTGCGGTGCCCAGCCGTTCAAGGAGCAGAGTTTCTCAGCTTTTTCCTTGTCTGCTGGTGCTGGGACAACTGCCTTCAAAACGAGATTCACTTTCCCGTCAACAACGGGAATACTGCGGCATCGACCGCCTAATACCTTGAGCATCTTTTTAATCCTCCTTGCGTTTAGTCCTCGGTGAGAGAAACACCGAAAACTGCGTAGAAATTGTGATAGCTTCCAAAAGCGTTCTTTTGCCATTCACCGACAACATACAGCGGGTTTTCCTCGATATCGCGGACGCAATCATCAAGGGTGTAAGCGACAGCGATGTTCTCGGGACGGTTTTCCTTGTCCTCTTTGAAGAGTTTGTCGGCTGCTGCTTTGGCAGCTTCGAGCGTAGGATAAACCTTGTCGCAGCTGCCGACGCGGTCAAACTCGCCATCGTCCTCGTTCGAGTAGTACGACAGGATGATAAAGAGTTCTTTTGGGTCCGGATTCTTCAAGGTAGACAGCGCATCCGTTGCACCGGCAGCATAACCATAGCAGTAGGCTGCATTGTAGCACTCCTGGTCTTCATAGCTGTTTGCTTCACGCTCTTTGTCTTCGATAGCTTTGCGGACGAGTATTTCATTGTTGTTCATAATGCACCTCCAAGTGCTTGTTTTGCTGTAAACAAAAAAAGACAGACCTACCACGAATGGTAAGTCTGCCTTAGTGAATACAGAATTGTGAATTGTACGAACGCGAATAGCGCCTTTGTAGATGGTATCTATCGTACAATCTCAATTCTATGCGGTTCGCAAGTGGTGTCAATAAAAATACCGACTACTTTTCAGTGGTCAGTATAATGCTATTAGCCATTGTAGCCGCTGGAAACCTTCTTAGCAAGGTATACCTGACCCTTAGGGGTAATCAGTGTCTTGCGTGCGGTATGGGATGCTTTGCCGATGTAGTACACCGTTTCCTTGACCTCAAAAATCCCCTGCTGGATGTACTTCTGGTAGGCAATATTCGAGGCGTCAATGTACTTCTCTTTACGCAGCCAAGCCATCAGACGATTTCGACCGATGTTGATGTGGTCGTTGGCAAGGCATTTCGCAAATTCGCCAAAGTCCACGCTGTTGACTGAGGCGCTGACAGCGCGGTGAAAGTCAACGCTTTCCTGCTGGACACCGATGACCTTGTCCTGATTCTTGACGGCTTCCAGAGAAGTCACAAGCAAAACTTTGGTTTTAGCATCCGTATTAGGGAGCCACTGGTCCACAAAAACAACAGGGTCGTTCACATATCCGCCGGTCTGACGAATCGTGGGCAGCAGTTCATCGAAAACCCACGTCTCGAACTGTTCAGCCTCAGGCTTATTGGAGCGGCAGATGAGTCGGTATACATTCCCTTCTGAGATGAACTTGACAATGCGGGGAATGCCGCCAACCTCAACGCGGCCGGACTTGATTCCGTCCTGACGGCAGTGGATGTTCAGCTCGCGGGTTATGTTCGTATACCCCAATGCCTTGCAGACATCCACAGCGCAGAAATAAAACTTGTTGTTCTCCTCGATAATACGGAGTTCACCAAACACTTCAGACAGGAAAATCTCAGGTACGCGGTTCATATATAAACACTCCTTTAAAATTTGAGTGGGGTAACAAACCGTTACCCCACCCTGATATTTTGACGATGATACGAGCAAATGTTTTTTTAAAAGTTTTCGTGAAAACGCTTTTTATACGTTGATTGCGGCCACTTCTTCGCCGCACTTGGAGCATGTGAACAAATCCTCGGCATCAGGTGCATGGGTTACTTCATCGCAGTCAGATTTGGCTTCGATAAAGTCGCCGTCTTCGTCCACCAGCCAAGTTTGGGTTACGTGCGCGGTTGCGATGAATGTAGTGTTGCCGCATTTAGGGCAAGGACCGATTTTGAGAGCCATAGGTCAAGCCTCCCTCTTCCAGAAAATCTTGTCGCCACGGAACGCAGCGATTTCTTTCACGAAAGCGAATGGGAACATTCCGTCTTTACACTCGACGTTTATCCCGTTGTCTTTCAGGAACTCATAATAGCCTTCAAAAGAATCAGGATACTTGAAACCAGCCTCAGGAAGAATCGCTTCATCGAGATTAGCCCCCGTATAGCCGAAGAACTTGGAATCAAAACTACCGACAAACTGCTTTCCACCGATGTCCAATGTTACTTTTACCTGACCGGACTTGGGAACCGAATCGTGAAACAGTTTTGCCTGAATCAAATCCTCGCTTGGTGCTTTTTTGTATTCGGCAAGTTTCTGTTCTTTGTATCTTTCGATGGATACCTGTCGGCGAATGTGCTTTAAGCTCCACTCCTGTTCTTCAAGCATCTTCTCTACATACTCTTTCGCCCACTCACTCTGATTGGCGAGAAACAGTACAATGGCATCGCTGGAAGAGATAGGATTTGCCGTAAAGGAAATGTTGTTAAACATATGGCGTTTTTTGCCAAAGACAAATTCATATTTGGCTTCGGCTGTGCCCGTTTCTTTGATATCTGTGTCCACGTAGCAATCCGTAAACGTTTTGCGGATATAGTTCTCCACTTCATCGTGCATCTGATTCGCAACATCCTCATAGGACATGGATGCGATGCCGAAGCGTTCGTTGAAGAAGTTCTTCAAGTCGCAATAGATTTTCCCATTGGTCACAAATGCGATGAAGTTGTACTCTCCAAAAGAGAAAAAATCATTCAGTAAGCATCCGTTCGATACGATTGCTTTTCGCGCATAAATCGCATCAACACAGTTTTTCCCTTCGGCAACTTTTACGCGGATAAAGTTGTAAAAGAGTTTGTTATCTTTTTTTAAAACACCCGCGTAACTTTTGATGCCTCTGTCTCCAATAAAGGCATCCATTTCCTTTCGTGTAAGAACCTTATTGGGGTTAAACACTTCATCTTCTGCAACAAAAAAATTAGTATTCATTTTCCTTCTCCTTTTTTGACGCACAGGTCAAGAATCATTTGTCGGAAAACAGTACAGGGATGACGATGTACTGTTCGGGATGCGCGATGACATCGTTCAGTTCGGTATCGTCCGGATAGCATTTCCATTCGATGCCGTTATAGAACAGCTCGCACGCTTCGGAACAGGGGTGGTTGGAAAGGATGTCGGTAGCGCACGAAAGGTTGTACGCCTCCGTGGAACCCATCGGGATAGTGCAGAAACACTTCTCCAACGAACTCTGAATGCTGATGCCGTCCTTGTCCCACTTCTTCAGAGCGTATCTGGCGGTTTCAAGAGCCGCGTGCAGTGCTCGTTTCTTCATGTCTTCTGCAAAAGAAATGAGCTCGCTTGCTTCTCGATAACCAAGGATGATATCGAACACATCCACGGGCGTCGGAACGGTTTCTGTCGGGCTCATCCCGTTTGCATCGTCCTCAATGCAGATTATCTTTCCGTACAGGTTCGCCAGAAGTTCGGTCTCGCCATGGCTTTCCGAAAGAGAACCTTTAACGAGGCTGGCATCGGTCTTGATTAAGCAGTTGAAACTATACATACTATTTCTTCCTTTCAAAGTGTCTGCAAACAAAAAAGGCAGACCTACCACGAATGGTAAGTCTGCCTGAGTGAATGCAGAATTGTGAATTGTACGAACGCGAATAGCGCCTTAGTAGATGGTATCTATCGTACAATTTCAATTCTATGCGGTTCGCAAGGAACGTCAACAAAAAGAGGCTGCTGCACAAGGAAAAATCCAAGTGCAGCAGCCTCTTTGCCCTTATTCCACCTCCATTTCATCCCCCTGCAGTTCGAATGCTTCGTTCGTGCTGCAAACTTTTCCGGCGTCAACAAAAAATCCCGCCCACCAAACGGTGGACGGGAAAAGTGTCAATGCTTCTTATCAGCTGTGCAGCTATTCCAGAAAGCATCGTCAAGCTGCGTACGGGTCAGGATGTAGCAGGTGTCGCGGTCGGCTTTGTCGGTCAAGACATAGCCAGTTTCGGTCTTCTGAACCTCGACATCCTTTACATCTTTCTTGATGATGTTGCGGAAAAATTCGGAAGCGGTATCCGTTTCAGAACTGAGCAGGACACTGCCGAGAAATTCCTTTTCCTCTCCGCGAATACGGGTCGCGGTAAAAATGCTCTTATCGGTCATAATAGTTCCCCTTTCAGATTTGCAATACTTTTATCGGCAAGCGAAGTTTGGGAGCCGTGTTGCCAAGGATATTCTCCCAAAACGCTTCCCTTTCCTCATACTGATATCCAGCTTCAACCAGACACGGCTTGAGTTCTCTTATAGCTTCCGGGTCAGTGGCAATCGAAAACGTGGTATAATTCTTGTCGTCGATATACCACCCGGCAGGAAGGTTTTCAGGGTCTTCTTTGCTTGCTTCATGGTAAATAACGACGCCGCCATTCATCTCTTGGAGGATGCCAAGTGCGATGCTCGTTTCAAGGATTTCGCGAGCAAAAAGCTCATTCAGCATCGTCAAGCACCTTCTTTCCCTTTGCATCGAAGCGCGTATCCCACTGAGCAATTTGGTCGTCTCCGGTAATGCCACGGAGGCTCAGCAAGCAGCTGTTTTGTGGATGACACCAGATAGTGCTGGGTGCTTCGTTTTCAAGGAAGGCACCACAAAAGGGGCAAGGCTTTTTAGGACTGATTTTGTTAAGTCGCAGCATGCTCATACCTCCTCGTAGTCGATGTCGAACAACTCGAACACCCCAATGACCTGAATGGCGTAGCAATCCGCGACCATGATACGGTCACCGCCATCGATGTCGTAAGGAACATCGCGCTTGTCCAGTAACCGGCATGCACGGTCGAATTCTTCTGCGTTTTCAATGTAGAAACGAGTCATGATTTGCACTCCCTATTGATTTTTTATGCGTAAAATTGCGATTTAGGCGGGGTTGTCGGCTTTCTCGGCAGGTCCGAGGTACTCGAACTCGGCAAGGTCATCAAGAGACCGCTGATTTTTCAAGCAATAATCGTGAAGAAGGCCGACGATAGCGGTTCGCGTATTAGACGGCATTGCACAATGCTCAACCGAGAAACATACGCTGGTACTATCCTCAAAGCCTGTACCGTCCGAACCATCGCTGGTCTTTTTGAAGGTTGCCTTATAGGAGCCGATATGAGATGCGTGGTTCCCCTTGTCCACAGCCTCTGACAAAAGAGAATCGAGTTCCTTGCAGCGCTCCTGAGCGATGTAATACTCGCTCATCTTGATGGGTTGCACATAATCGGGCAATTTTCCGGAGTTGTGACGCGCAGCCTGGGTGGAATAATACCCGTAAACATTACCGCAGCCGTCATCCCACATGGCGATTTGGCATTTCCCGCAATACGGAAAATCCATGAACCACCATTTGCTCGCCGTCAGAGAATTGGGGTTGATATGCGATGTAACTTCCTCGTGCCAGCGCTTATTCATGGGCGAGTTCTTCTTGAACACGCATAACCCACTCTCCGACTTTTCCTTCATGAGCTGTGCGCCAAACCATTCTTCGTCATTCGGCGGAAGTTTCACGGTAAGGCGCATGTTCGTGGAAAAGCTGTAATCGAAGTCACTGTTACGCGATACGAAGTATTTGTCGATGAACGAGGATGCGAACCCGACAAATTTGTCCAGCTCGTTCTTTTGTTTGAAGTACTTGCGGTACATCTCAGAGTCGGGTTTGACCAAAAATGCTATCTCTGTCATAGTTCAACATCCTCACTCATCCATCGGGATGGCATCTGTCACCTCATAGTGGCCGTTTCGCATAGAATAGCCGATGTTGTTGGCGATATCAGTGCTCATGTTTACATCGCCGTTATTTAACGCCTGACTTACCTTTTCGATTGCATCATCAGGACTCTCGGCGTCGATGCAGACCGTCGTGGAAACAGAAATGACAACATTGTAGGTATTCATGGTAAACTCTCCTTATTTTTTCTTTGTATCAATGGGATTCGGATTCTTGTATTCAGTCCAGAGGAAAAGGCGCTCCACGGGTGTCAGGATATTCGTGTCCGTGGCTTTCAACAGCGTGTTGGCACCATCGTCACAAGAGAACGGATACGGGTATGTGGCAACCATGTCATCTTTGTTGACAGTCAGATAGTGCTTATTCAGGACATAGTAGGAACCCGTAGACCGGGTCCTAACCTCGTGCCCAGAGCACCAGACGCGGATGCTGCAATAGCGTTTTCCGGTTACCTTGTCATCGACTTCTACCAATGCGGCCAGAATCATCTCATCTGGCTGCGTGCGGTAGAATTCGTGCATCTCCTCCTCTGTTCTGATAACGGCGGGCTTGATGTCGTACCGTCTGATATCCTCGCGCAGAAGCTGCTCACCGGCACTGTGCAGAAACTCCATGATAGGATAGAAGTCACCCGCTTCTCGGCCATATTTCTCCCCTGCATGTGCGTAACAGCGGCAAGGATAGAAAATATGGTTGTCGATAGGCTTCTCGTATTCTTTGAGTCCCTGATGTGTGAACGCGAATCCCATGGCTTCATAGTTGTTGCTCATAGGAGTGACCTCCACATGGTAGGATGCGACATGGGTCACTTCCTTGTATGCATCCACATAGTCGGCTTCATCAACGACGGACGACAACATTTCCGGAATATCCTTCTTATCCATGTCCCGCAGCTTTTCATACGGGATGTACGGCAAGCTAGGATTTTCCTTGTTGTATTCCTGAATGGCATCGTCATCGTCAAGGCCGAGCCGTGTCTGCACAAGTTCACTAACTGACGAATATTCATTACCCTTTTCGTCATAAAACCTGCTGTAATCGATTTCTTGACCTTCAATGACAGCGTCATCCAACTTCATGGTATCCTCTTTCGGAAGTTGCTGTTCAAGGACATGAATTGGCATATTTGTCCCAAAATTGTCCACGGAGCCTTCGAACTGCAGGGCGGCAAACCGCTTGAGATACCAGCCATTCTGGGGGTCAACCTTCACGGTCGTTTCAGAGGTAGCTATGAGCTCTCTTGCTTTTTCGTTTTCGGTCATAATAAAACACTCCTTTTTGAAAATTTAAACAAAAAGGCGGGCCTCTCGTGATGAGAAGTCCGCCTTAAAGCGAAATTGTGAATTGTACGAGCACAGAATGCCGTTTATGAATGGTATCTATCGTACAGTTCTAATTGTATTCGGTTCGCATAAATAGGCAAGGGAGAAAAGCGATTTTCTCTCCGAATCATGTGATTCCGAACACCTTTGCGTTGTTTTTATCCTCGCGCTGACGCTGCTCGGAATAGGTCATGGTGTTTTTATTGGAATTGAGGTATGTGAGTTCCTTCTCGGCATCCTCCTTGCTTTCAAACACCGTGACATTCAGCAGCTCATTCGGAAGGTCGAAGTAAATCTCTGTGCCGGTATCGTCCTTTGTGGCGATATCGACGGTGACGGTACATTTCGGGCAACCGGTATCCCCTTTGCTGTGAGAATACCCGCGCCACACCTGCACATTTGTGATAGTGGCGGGATAAATCACATTCTTGCTGCGGGACTTGGAATAGGTGCGGTTGTTCTTGTTACGGCCGCGAACCTCTGTGATGACCCATACGGGCTTGTCAATCAACGCTAAAGCGTTGGAAAGGTTGATGTCGTTAAACATTTTTGTCGTTCTCCTTTTTTACTATTATTCTCTGATGGCGATAGGCGGAGTCTTGTCGAGCAGCGTGTTGATGTTCCAGCCGCAGAGGGTTAGGAGCACTTCGGACGCGGGACTCTGATTCCGAATGTCGTTTGCCAAGTGGAAACCGATGTGTGCATAGGCATCATCATCGCTTGCAATTTCGTTTTTGACGGTCTCGGCAAAATTTTCAGCCAGTTCCGCGTTGTCGGCGATGACATTCATGGCCTCGTTCACGACGCGGTCCTTGACTACAAATGCGTCATCGGCAAAGTAGTCACATTCCGGGCAATGCGGCTTAGCCCTCACACCGCTGGATACGGAAATCAGCTTGCAGCCACACGAGGGGCAAGTAAAAAAATACGGATGATTGGTCGGTAAGGTCATAAAAATACGCTCCTTTTTGATATGGTTTTGGAAAATTGTGCGCAGACAGCATTGGGGTCTGCGCGTTGTTGGGCACGGGAAACGATTGCTCCCCGCAGATTAGATATTGGGACTTTCGTAGTCGCACAGCTTGCCGTCAACCAGTTCCCACTGCATGTGTCCGCCTTTGCAAAGCACATCGAAGCGTGCATAGTTGAAGCTTTCACTGACGTACAGAGGTTTTCTAATTTCGGCTTTTGCAAGCCGGACATTTCCGTATCGGTTCGACTCATAGGTCTCTACATCCGGGATGATGACAAGTTTTGAGGCGTTGAAGCCGAAGCGGGCGGCAATGAAAACCTCAGCGTCTGACTGCACCGCGAACAGGTTTTTTCCGTTTCGTTCACAGGCGGCGGAAAGACTGCGATAGGAAGTGTCGGAATAATGGGTGCCGTACTTGATGGATGGTTTCCAGTCCTCGAGGGTATCGATTTTCTTTTCCAGTTCCTTGATGGTACTGTTCAGACTTTTGATTTCCGCAAGCCGGTCCTTCAACAGATTCCGGATACCGTCTTTTTTGAGCCACTGCTTGCAGAAAACCTGCTTGTCTTCTTGACAAGCCATGTATGCGGCTTCAATGACGTTGTATTCCTCCGAGGTGACTTTTACCTTCGTAAGCTTCTCAAACTCTTGCTGCATCATGATATTTCACGCTCCTTTACTCACTATAATCAAGCCGCTGACCACAGACAGGGCAGCGGTCATAGTGAGGGTTCTCGTAGTAGCCGTCGTTGCAGTCTCCGCCAAGGTCAGCATTGCAATGCGGGCAGAGATTCGGCGACCAGCTTTTAGAGATGGGATGTTTTGGAATCTGCAGTTCGCAGGCTTCGATAGCTGTCATCAGAGGAGATGTTCCCCTTGCGCCCATGAGTCCGCCGTTCAGAAGGTTTTGCAGATAGCGAACAGCATTGCGGTAATCGTGCTCAGAAGTCATTTGGACGCCACCTCCTCACCGAACAGTGCGGAGATACCGTCGAGGATTTTCTGCGCATCCTTTACCGGCTTTTCCTCATATCCACGCCACGCCTTTTGGAAGAACTTCAAGTCTTCGATGATTTCAGAGCGGGTCACATCATCCATCAGCTCAAAAGCTTTGTTCCAGAGGCTGTCAACCTTCAGAGCGTTAAAACGAGGACCGTAGCAAAGTTGAAGCGTATCAATGTCCTTCGCCAATGCAAGGCATTTGGTGTAAGTACACGTCACTTCCTGCTCACGCTTGCTGAGCTCACCGTCGAAAGTGTTTCCAACCACATGAATATCGGAGCAATCCCAAAGGAAAACGGGGTCACTAAGACGGTTGGGCTCACAGGAAACAACCGTAAAGCTTGTCAGCGCCTCGTCGTACTTCACAATACCCTTGTAACGCTGCATGTGTTTCGTGTCGGTCCTCTGCCAAAAGGTGATGATGTCGTCCTCAAAGACGGGGGTCTCCAACACATCATCAACTCCCGTGTATTGCCCTACTGTTTCAGCATATACAACATGCTTCTCAACCTTCGGGTCTTGGGTATAGATGATGGCGCGTTCATAGCCTTTGTTCTGAGGAAAGATGCCGCCTGTGACCCAGATGCCGGGCAGAGGCTTACCGGATATGGAGGTCTTCTCCCCTTTGTGCCGAGTCTGACCACGGAATAATATTTTTCTGGTTGCCATATAAATACTCCCTTCTACGCAAAAAGGCGGGCCTCCCGATTTTTCGGAAAGTCCGCCTCAGCGAAATTATGAATTTTTGTACGAACACAAAAAAGTGCCTTAGTAGATGGTATCTATCGTACAAATACCATTCTAGGCGGTTCGCACACTTTGGCAAGTAAAAAAATGCCGCCCATCCAAAGATGAGCGGGGAAAATGTCAATCAAATTGCTCCATGAGGTGGCTGAGCCACATGGGGCGATACGTTCCAACGGGAAGAATCTGCCCGTTACGGTATTCCGCCACGAGAACAAATCCGTTGTCATTGTCGAAAAACTTGGCTTCATCGCAATACGGAAGAATTTTCAGGACATCTTCGAAACGATGAGAGAATCGAGCCTTTACATCCTTGGTAGGAATGTCGTGCCCACCGCGTTCTACGCGGTTTTGAATTCGCCGAATACTTTCCTCGGCAGTGTCCAAACCGACATAGTACAGGCGAATATAGTATCCGGCCTCCTTTGCGCGTTTGCAGAGGCGTTTCGGATATCCCCCAGAAAGAGTTGTCTCCTGCGTAAAATTCACGCCGTCCTCTAAGGCTTGCTCGATATGTTTGACGGCAAGCTTGCCGCCCTCGTACTCGTCGCCGCCGCATTGAACGGTCAGCTTATCAGGGTCTACCACAATACCAAGGTCGCTGCGCTCAGAACGCAAAGAACCAGTCAAGCTGGATTTCCCCGCACCATTTACGCCGCCGATAAGAGTGTATGTTTTCACGGTATCACCTCTGTTTTTATTATACCATATTGCATCATATACACGCAATGCGTTTGAGAATACTTTTAATCTTCCTGCTCGTCGGAACCGAAGATTTCAGCAAGGTTGTCAAGAATGTCCGTGGCTCTCTCTGCGATATGAGCATCATCAAATTCATCCTCGGCGTAGTATTCCTGCTTATCCTGCAAAGCCTTGATAATCGCCTTGCGATAAGTGGGGTTCAGAAGATTGTCTGCGATGTCAGAGATGCTTTCCACGCCTTCGTTGTCGTGGTACTCATAGGGGTCGTCATCGAAAGCCAGACTGTCGAGTTTGGAAGCAATATCGAGGAATCTTTCGCGGGGTACGGACAGCACATCATTTGTGCATTTCCGAACCGGTGCATCGGCTTGGGTAGTTATTTTGGTCATAATTCTTTACTCCTTTTGTTTGCAAACAAAAAGGCGGGCCTCCCAAAATTCGGGAAGTCCGCTAATTTGCAGATTGTGAATTGTACGAACACAAAAAGTGCTTGAGTAGATGGTATCTATCGTACGAATACCATTCTAGGCGGTTCGCACATTTTAGCAAGTAAAAAATGCCGCCCATCCGAAGATGAGCGGCGACTTTTTATTTCTTCGCTCCCATGAGGACTTCGCCTTCTCCGGATACAACGAACCAGCCTGTATCTTTACGGTATTCAGCACTGAACAAGCTTGCGAAGTTGTACCCTCCGGAAAATCCGATGTGTTTCAGCGAAAATGTCAGCTGCAAATAAGCATCCGAAGAAGTGCCGTTGCAGTCGTTTTCCAAAGAAATATTCAAACGATAAAAGTCCGGACGAGCGAGGTACTTATCGACAATGTCCTTGTCGTAGGTGATGTCGTGGAAGCAGCAGGACGAGAATGTCTGCAGATATACTTCGCGGTACGTATGGCAGAAAAGACCACACTTATCGCGCAGATTCTCCGGCCAATTCACCTCGATACGACCGTTGGGTTTGAGACATGTTGTAGGCATCTGTTCCACGCCGATGCCGTAATAGCGGCGGACAAACTCAAACAGCGGCTTCCAGTCGATGCCGTTGTAAAATTCAGTCAGCTTCTCACCATCGCGAAGCTGGTAGGTTTCGGTGACCATATGCATTTCGTATCACTCCTTTGTTTTTTGGTATGTATTTTCAAGGGTTTTCTCGTCCAAAGCAAAATACTTGTGCGTGAACCAAAAATCTGTCGGTGCCCGCTCTGCGTCTGGGAACAGAGAATTGCCTACTACGACAACTCCCGGAACGCCAATACAGCACATCTGGATGTAGCACATCTTGCAGACCAGAGGGTCAATGTCTTGTGCCACAAACAGAACATACTTGTCCCAGTCCGGGTCAGTGGATTCCAACTGCTCGCGCATCACATTGTACCCCGCCAGAAGCAGGCATCCGGCACCACAGCACGGGTCGTTCACCCGCAGGATACGGGACTTGTCCAGAACAAGAGAATCCGGCATGTTTATGCGTGCCATCATCTGTCCGACATTGTACGGCGTGAAAAACTGCCCTGCTTGGCTTTTGCTTAATCCGAGATTATGGTAAACGGTGCCAAGAAAATCCTGCTCAGGGTTTTCCAAGAGCGCGGTCATTGTGATGGCGGTAAGCACCGCAAACTGCTGTACGGTCTTCTCATCGTATTTTTGGACGATGGCTTTGTACCGTTCTTCTCTTGTGTCTCTGCACCGCAAATCACAGGTGTTCGCAAGTGCAATGGCGTGCATGTCGATGTAGTCGTACCAGATTTCGCTGCGACCGTATCGGGCGCTCATCTCATAGAAAACCTTGATGAACTCTATGACCGGCGAAACCGGTGCTTTTTGCTTGCTCATAAAAACTCCTTTCGTCGTAAAACAAAAAGCGGGCCTCCCGGAATTTGGGAAGTCCGCTTGTTTGCAGATTGTGAATTGTACGAACACGAATTGTGTTTTAGATGGTATCTATCGTACAATTACTATTTTATGCGGTTCGCACATCGGGGCAAGTACCAGCTATTGGATTTCTGCTTTCAGCCATTGTAGATACCGGTATCGCTCTGCTTCGTTCTGAATCCCCTGAAAAGCGAAAGTTACGAACGGCACATCCGTGCAATGGTTGTACAGCCACGATTCGAGGGCGAGCGCTTCGAAAATATCGTTGTAGCAGGTGCTGCGCCGATAATATTCGAGGTTCTCATCTTCGATTTCGTAGTCAACCTTTGCGCGAATTTCTTCCGCTGTATAGTTTTCGGCTTTTGCGGCGGCGTTCGCAAAGAACGGGATATTGCCTTCCTTCCAGTCAGAAAGCGGATAATCCTGGTCGCAGGAATTCTGGAAATATACACTCAGCGGCCATTTCTCGCTTGCGCTTTCAGGCGGCATCATGACGATACCGAGCAGCTTGTATTCTTCCCAATACAGAAAACGGAAGGTAAACAATGCCTCAAGCCAATACCTGTCAGCGGTATCCGCCAGCGTATCGGCTCTGCGGTTTTTGCTCTCCTCATCCGCAATGTATCCGGTACGAACCGAAGGAATATAATACAGATTATCTCTGATGGTTTTCCTGATATTCTTTTCGGTCATCTGAGATTGCGTATATTCCAGCGCAATCGCCATGGCTTCCTGCAAACTGTTCGCCTGCGCAAAGCCCATGTCAAAACCGTAACTCATGGTATGGAACTCCTTTTTGTTTGACGGGTTTCGGGTTTATGGTATTGGTGTCAGATGCCAAGGCGCTGGGCGGCGGTTTCGGTATCGCAGAAGCACAAAAGCTCCTGACCATATCGAAAACCGTCAAATCCATCACTGTAAGAGTAGTCGATACGACCTTTGCTGTCGCGTTTGACCAGTTTCTTGAAGGCATCTTCCAGAGTCGTTTTACCGTTATTTACGGCCTCGGTGACCATGTCGTTGAGCTCATCGCTCATGGCAATGCCAACAGGGTCAGGAAACATCATGCTGCGGGCGTAATCGCGAAAATCTGCTATATCCATGAAATAGTCCTCATCAACTTCGGTGCGAATAGTGTTGGTCAGTTTACTCATTTTCTTTCTCCTTTTTGTTGGAAGGCAGAATTAGATTCTTTCAACCTCATCTGCGCCATATACAACATTCAGTCCGGAACCATTGTCCCAGTGCATGAGAAGATTACCGATGCTGTCAACACCGACAACCGTCCCCTCCGTGCCAATAGGCGGGGCTTGCACATCATCCATTTTGACAAGACGGACGCGAGTGCCGTTGGAATATTTGGTGCGAAGCATTTCGATAGTTTCTTTAGTCGGGAACATGATTATTTCTCCTTTCGCCTCAGTCGTTTGCTCTGATTTTTGCTGCTTGGCAGATGAGCGTTGCGAGTGTTTCAGGGGTGTTGAACCGGCTCACGGAAGGGCCCTTCCAGGTCCCGATGCTGCCATTGATACCGTTGCGCAGTTTAATGCCGCTGCCGCCTTTTTCCTTCCAGTCATGCAGGTTGACAGAGTAGTCATCCAGAAGGACAAAAGACTTGTCAATGCATGGCATTTTTAGACGATTGGCAGCTGCTGCAGCCTTGCTTTCTCCGCAAGGAACGAAAATCCTATGTGCAGCATCGATTTCCGGCACATACACATCCAGCCATCCGTATTTCTCCCCTACCGCAGCAGGGTTCTCCGGCATGAATGCGGACAGCGCATAGATATCAAGTTCGGGATGCGCGTTGCAGAGGATTCTCACGGCATCCACCACTGTCTGATACGGAGGCAGGTCCCGGAAATAGTTCTCCTGCAGTAAATCTTCAAAACACGCGGCTTGCTGCCACGCTGCGAGTGTGCCGTCCATGTCGATGAACAGCCGAGCCGTAATGATGTTATCGGTCATAAGGAACCTCTCTATTTGGTTAAGTGTGAGCGTTAATGAAGTTTTCGTTCAGAACGAAGAAGCTGTTGTCTTGAACCGTATCAGCGGCATACCAGAGTTTATCTGCAACATTGTACAGATAACCATAGGTGATGTTTTCCTCTTTGAGGATGTTCAGGAACAGAGTTTCAGCGTTTTTCAGAACAACAGGAGTATCGACTACTTCGCTGTCGATTTCCAAGTCATCGCCTCTGTCCCGATGGTAGGCAGTTGTTACGCCGCCTTTAGGACCGTGACGAACAGGTGTATCAAATCTGTGCGTTTCTCCCTCGTCCGGGGCAAGACGCTCGCGAACCATCGAAAGGCTTCCAAGGTCAACGAGTGCTGTTGCAAGTTCCTGGGTGTTGTAATGCTCAAGAAGCATCTTGCCAAGATAAGACGGGTAGCCATCAGAATGGCAATAGACGAACTTGATGATTCCTTCTTTGTAAAGAACTCCGATAAAGCTTGGTGTGCTCATTGGTTCTCCTCCTCGGTAGTCGGGACCTCAACAGCTGTCCACCAATCCGTGAAATCGGGACCTTTGATGTAGAGGTCGCGATGGCATTCCTCGGTGGTGATGTTATCAGCTCCGTAGGATTTGCGATAAGTTTTTGCTTCTTCCTTGAACTGTTTGTAAGCTTCTTCCATGGCCGATTCAAATGTGGGGAACCGGTCAATAGAACAAACGGACGGGGCGGACATATCGCTCATGTAGATGTTTTCGAGAATAAATGTTTTCATTGCAAAGCTCCTTTTTTGTCGTTCGCAAACAAAAAAGGCAGGCTCACCCGGAGATGAGTCTGCCTGAATGCTTGCAGATTATGAATTGTACGAACGCAGGAATGCGCCTTGGTAGATGGTATCTATCGTACAATATCTATTCTATGCCGTTCGCACAGCATGGCAAGCAATAAAATGCCGCCTACCCGAAGGCAGACGGCTAAATGCTATTGGTTAGTTGAGGTTCGGTTTCGTCATGACATGGGCGCGATATACCGTGTTGGCGTCTTCGTCCTTCAATTCCCAGCAGCCGGTAAATCCATCGCAGGGTTCAGTGACGGCAACTTCCCTGCCGGTATCATCGTACAGGATAGCCTCAGTCCAAGAATCGTCCTTGCCGCCGCAGCAGCGGATGTCCATTTCAAACCCGTCGGAGAATTTCGCAGTCTTGCTCAGCGAAGAACCATCGCCTTGCGCTTCCGCGCCGCGAAGGTACTTCTTGATGCGCTCAGCGTACGGTTTGCTGACATATATAGTTTCTTCCAGAACGGTTTTCTTTGGAAGTACATCGACAAGAACATGGTATTCGGCACCGTTGTATGGGATGACCCAATGATTGCAGAATACCTTGGTACTCTTTGTTGCATATACCGTTTTACCGTTCACGGCAAGCGTTACCGTACCAGAAACACCATCTTTGCTGTTCCCTTCCCAAAGTACGGAAACCGTAGTATTATCTGCGGCAAAGACGACATCACTGATTCGATACTCGTCGTCGATGCTGTCAGGGTCATTGAGATGGCGGAGAATAGCATCGTATTCCGATTCCTCCATCTGGGTGCGGTTTACATAAATGCGTTCAAAGCACTTGCTTCTCTCGTACATGCGTGCCACATACAGAACAGTCTCGACCAGGTCCTCGACAGTTCCGGCTGTCATGGAATCCAGCGTACGGCGGGCCCACAGGTCAACGCCATCCTCGATAATGCTGCACTCACAAACTCTGTGAAGGCTGGGATAGGTCACACTGATAAGCTGCATACGAAGGGCGGGTTTGTTGCCTTTTGGATAAATGTCGTTGATGGGAAAATTGAGTGGGTCAAGGCTGACACTTTCAGGGACCTCACCAAACCCCGACCAACGACCAGGATTCCGTTCTGCCATGAATTCACGAGCGAAACGCTCTGCGATATCCTTTGTCAAACCATGCCATTCTTTGACATCGCGGCTTTTCTCGATGGAAGAAACTGCATCGCTGACGGCAGTGAGGAAATCGCTCTGGTTCTCTTCCTGATTCCGTCTGGTTTCGTCCACCAGCTGCTCAAAGAGGGCTGCATCGCGCAGATACTTGATGGCAACGGGAGCCGATACCTCGGCAGAATCCGGAATCGCTACCGCAGTGTTGAGGTATTCTCTAATATCCTTTTCGTCCTGCAACCTCTCGCAGAACTCCGAAAGCACATCGAGTTCATCCAGAGAAAACTCGATTTTCGCGCTCGGCTGCTTAGCGGTTTTGGTGATAATGATGCCTGTGTTGATTTTTTGGATTTTCATTATATTCTCCTTTTTGTGTTAGTACCTTCCGAAAAGCACCCTGCCGATAATCGGTATTTCGTCGTGTGTAGTGGAAGGTTCGTTGTTTTTGTCGTAGACAATCATTCGCAACATGGTATATTTAAACCAGGAAATATCCTCCGCGCGAATGTCGTTGTAGCATGCTTTTTTGTACAAAAGCCGATTCTCGTAAAACTCTCGAAGGGTGATGGCTTCTTGCTCGCCTTTGATAAGTTGATACTTTGGCATCGTGTCAGACGACGGAATTTCCTGAAATACGATTTCTCCGGCATCTTTTCCTGCGAAAATATCGGCTAGATATGCGACCTTTCGAGCCTCATTCCAGGCGTAACGGCTCTGATAGCCGGGTGTTAAATCTACGTTGTAGAAGTACAGGAAACCCAGCAAAAATCGGACCGTGTGATTGTAGTTGCTGACCGGAAGCGGCTTGTAAGGGTTCGGCTTTCCGTAAATGGAACCGATGTCTTTGTATCCGTATTCCGGTCTCATATCGAGCCACGCATAGCAGCGGTATTCGGTAGATTCGAACATCTGCACGACATATATCTTTCCGCCGTCAAGTATGTCTCTGACAAAGCCATGCTGGTTTCCCGGAAGACTTACGCTTTCATCGATGCCGAACCGATACGCGGGACTACCGGCACTTTTTGCGATGATTTGTGCCCGCACAAAGTACGGATTGTCGCATGAATGACAAGTGGTACTGGTTGTTTTGTTCGCCATTTTAAATTACACTCCTTTTTTGAACGCAAAAAGGCGGACCTCCCAGAATCAGGAAGTCCGCCTTAAAGCGAAATTGTGAATTGTACGAGCGCAGTCAGCGCCTTAGTAGAATGGTATCTATCGTACAATCTCAATTATATCCGACTCGCACGAAGATGCAAATGTTTAATTGCCCTCATGGAAAAATGTATGCGTGAATTCCGGATGCCCGGCAAACACCTTCTCAACGACCTCGGGCAAGTCATGGATATCGTCCAGAACGAGCCGTCCTTGCCTATCGCGATACGGTGCCACTGCTGCGGTTTTCTCTGCAAAATAAGCGTCAAACGCCTCTTCGCTATCGAATTCCGGCATTAACGCAATTTCCCGGTTGCGGTCCTTCATAATTTACACAGCCTCGTTAAACGCCGAGCAGTTCGCGCTCTTCGGCAGTCAGTTTATCGAGAACCTTCTGCCTGCGCTTTTCCCGCGATTCCTGCTTGGTGCTGATGATGAAGGTATCGGCGCGGTCGCCATCCCGCACAAAAACGGGACGGTCTTTCAGCATATTCCGCATCGCGTCCAAACGCTCTTCTTTCGTCATGTCGTACATGCCGGATGCGCCGTAAATGGAAATGTTGATTTCATCCTTTTTCGGGGTCTTGTCATAGGCGGTGGGGTCTACGGCAGTGAAATAAAGGGTGTAATAGTAGCACCTGTCGGCGAGCGCCAACGCGATGGTATCGATATTTCCCTCAAAGACACCAAGGTCGGTGATGGAGCGACCCTCGCAGTCACCCTCCGTGGTGACATGCCAGAATCCGTAGGCTTTGTCGTAAGGTTTGTTGAATTCAATCATTGTAAATCAGGGCAAGGAGACCCGCGACTTTAGGCGTGGGAGGAATTGCCCATTCACATCCTTTCTATTAGATAATTTGTTGCAGGTTCTAATAGCTGCAACTTTTTGAATGAAATACTGTTTGTAACGACAGTGCCATCAAGCTTTCTGAGAGCAAAGCTTCCTGATGCACGACGACCGGAAACGAAGCACTCTTGCCCCTTGTAGAGAACCTTATCCCAAAGACGATAGCCTTCGACAACATAAGGCATTTGGCTTCTTTTGCGAATGCTACCTTTTGAGAAGTTTGCTTTATGGGTTTGACGATTGTGATGCCTTATAGCTTTTGTGCGATAGCAAACACTGCATGGTTCAGCAAATGGATGCTTGCTGATACAACGGGCATCGTTTACATGGCTTTTCTTGATGTCATTTTTCTCTCGCAGATTCAACCGTAATGTGATTTCCTTCTTGCCCTTTTTCAACTTCTTTTGGAAGCAGTTTGCCATCCATATCGAAAGCTTCGACAAGACAAATTCCGTTTTTTTTGCAAACTTGAAGCAAGTCTTTGAATGTTGCAATACAGCTTACACCGGGGATTGCTACAAACAAATCACCAGACAGATGACTTGCAACAGATGCTTTCAAACCACCTTCTGAAATAAAGATAGTCTTTTCATCTTTTAAAGGTCTGCTCCAAAACAGTGCTGTATTTTTAGCGGAAGAACCGTTAGGATATCCGGCAGATGTTGCCCAACGGTATCGTTGCTGTTTAAGCTCTGATGCTTCTTTCCATTTTTACTCTCCTTGATTTTTGGCTGAAACAACTTGGAATCGCAGTTTTAGTTAATATCCCAAATATTCGGGTTATCGTACTTGTTAAAGAACTGCATAAATTTGTCTTCCGGCATCTGAGCCTCAGCTTTGTCTAGCATATCGCAAATCTCGGTCTGGTTTGTATTCCCATTCAAGACCTTAACATAGGTAGCACTTCCGGGATTGGCTCCGATAAAATCAGCAATTGCTGTACGGTTGTGTTCGATGGAATTTTTTAGTTCCCACCAACGCCAAGAACGGATGCACTGAGTCAGCGACATTCCATCCACTGCTTCCCAGTAATCGCCGCTTTTTTCGACGGCACTGTACTCTTCAATAGGATTCATTCCACCATCTTGGAGTGCTTCATCAATCATTTCAAGAATCTGGAACGGATAGAGTTTTCCATCAACCTCAACTTCTGCATAATCTAGGTCTTCGTATACCTCAAAGAGAGTGGCTTCTTCGTCACTATCAAAGGAAAAATCATCATCCTCGACTAATTCCTTCACGAGCTGCGTTTTTCCACTGATGTCAAAGACTTCATGCGTCTGTTTGTTTACTTTGCAGGGCAAAGTGTGAATACCATCGGAAAAGTGATACTTAACCATTGCATTAACGATATTAGAATTATTAACCATTTTGTCTGTTCTCCTTAATTTTTTATTTTTTTCACCATTGCGTTTTAATCAAAAGCGTGAAGAAGCAAATACTCCTTCTTTTTGACTGTGTTTGGATTCATATAATTGCATCAAATCTTGGCGCACGGTAACGGGTCTTACGATAGCGTCTTGAACGGCGGTTTTGCCTGCGCGTGGAAAGCAAATCTACCACATCACTCCGAAGAGGGTAAAAATCCTTCCCCAAGGTTATAAACGGCTTGATACAGCCACACCTGTCGGCTTTACTTCAGCTTTACGTGATGTGTTGTTGTCTTAGAGCGCACGGCTAGGATTTACACCGTACGGTAACTGTCTATTCGCTTATAACGGGGCACAACTTAATGTGCAAAGGGTAGTCAACATATCCTTGCGGACACTTCTAAAGTGCAGACTTACCGGAGCAAGCCCGAGACTTTAGTCGTGGGTTATTGACTGTGTTTCACCACTTTCTGCTTTCGTCGGACTTATACATGAGTTCAAAAGTTTCAGGCGAAACGGTGAAAAGGCTGTCTTTCTTGCCCTCCACCAGATATTCGTAGGGCTTGATGCGCAGTACAATCATGCCAAAGCTGCGAATGATGATGTTGTCGCTGGCGTCGTTACGGACAATGTTATCTGCCTTCCAGCCAATACCGGGATTTTCGGCAATCAGCTTCTTGATGTCCTCGAAGCTCTGCGCGTTTTCGGGGGCCCACTGGACCGCACGGATGCTGTTCCTTTTGTGATAATTAGCCATTGTGATTTCTCCTTTTTTTGGTGTTATTTATTTTCGAAAAATGCAAGCATAGCCGTATTAGCTGCCTGCGCATACCGCGTTTCAGGATGCCGTGCAGCAAAACTTTCTTTCGTAAAGAGATTGTTTGCGGAATGTACCGAATACCTCGTACCCTTCAACTTCAACTGCCAAGCCAGCTGGTTCGTGTCACGCTTATGAGCATCGGTAATGCTCGTGACGAGTAAACACGGAGGCAGCATCTTGGCGTAAGTCTTAGGTGACAGGCACTCAGCGTAGCTGGTCTTCTTCCAATCCTTTTCGATGAGATAAGGCGCGATAGCGTTCATCTTTCTGCTGGAAAGGTCAAGAATACCATTCTGCAAACAGACACCCTTGAACGAAAGTTTTGCTTCCTGCGGTACATCGAATGGCAGTTCATCTTCGAGATGCTGCATGGATACAGGGTTCCAGAGAAGAGCGTATACGAGGCAAGCCAGTGCAGCACCTGCACCGTCACCTACCAGATACATTCTGGACATATCTGCGCCATACCGTTCTGCGCAGCGGTGGATGACAACGAACGCCTTCAAAAGGTCGCCGAGCTGCCCGAACAGATTCGTTTCGGGAACCGGGGTGTATTCCGGAATAAAGGTCAGATACCCATACTCCGCACACCACGCTCCGAAATTTCGGTTCAGGGCACTGCGTCCTGCAACGAAATCGCCGCCGTAGATGTCGATGATGACAGGAAATTTCTTGCCGTCCCCTTCTTTGTGCTTCGGAACATACGCAGAGATGGGCAAGCACTCATCACTTCTTTTCGTGATGATGTGATGTGTGACCTGCGTCTCGCTGCAAACTCCGATTGCAGTGGTATTGGGTTTCGGTTGCTTGCTTATGATTTTCTGCAAGGAACGCTCCTTGCAAAGTACGTAACGGTTGATATTCAAATTTCTTCCTCCTCGTTCTCGCAGCAGTCAAAAAGAGAGTTTTCCCAGCCCCTTTCAATGGCAACTCCGTAAGCCTTTTTGTACTGCTCCTTGAATCTCTGCAGGACTGCATCGTACTGACTCTGCGTCATAACAATGTCGTTAGAGTTGTCGTAGTGGTACAGCCGCATTTCAAATTGTCTGCCGAAAACATCCTTGTCCGGATACCAGCATAAATACAAAACTACATAGTCGTCATCACAGACATCGAGTCCAAACACCTTGTTGATGTCGAACTGCCTGGGAAGGAGAATGCTGATATAGTTGTCATCGATTGTCCGCATATCGTAATCGCAGAGGGTGAAGCGAAGGAACTCATCGAGGTCTTTGATGGTTACTTGACCATGTTTCATCACAGAGTCGATAAATTTTTTGTGTGCCATGATTTTTCCTTATCTTATCGTGCGCAGCATTAAAAGAACGCCAGCATCTCATCGTTTGCCATCTGCCCCCATGCCGTTTCCGGATGAAGTGCGGCAAAAGCGTGGTCTGCTTCTTTTATATTGCAGAATACGAATTGATGGTACTGGTGGTTGGTTTTCAGCAGCTTCACATAACGTTTTGTCTGTCCTTTCAGGAAATCTCCTTTTCCGGAACAAAGAAAGCACGGCGGCAGCAGCTTGCAATAGTATTCGGGACGAATATTGGAAGCGTACTTCTCTTTGCGCCATCCCTTCTGCATGTAGTTGTCCGCCAGCAATCCAACCTGACCTTTGTAAAGGTAGAACATCCCACTCTGAAAACCCATGGCAGTCACGCGGAGAGCCTGAACCTTTTGCGGGATATACCTTTCAAGGCGGCGGATGACCGGCTGCATCTCGGCAGGATGGTGTAGTGAAGCAACGGCCATAGAGGCCAAGAAAGCACCGGCACTGTCTGCGGTAACGAAGAGTTTTTCGATGTTGCCGCCGAACTCTGCCGCTTTCGCTTCAATGACTGCGAGCGCATCGAGAATATCCGAGATTTGTCCGAAGATATCCGTTTCGGGAACCAGACGGTAATCGGAGATAAAAACGATATAGCCTCTTCTTGCCAGTTGGATACCAAGATTCCTGTTCTGTTCTTTGCGGCCGGCAATCAAGCCCCCGCCATGAACATCCAGGATGATGGGTAGTGGTTCTTTGACCTCTCCGACTGGTTTGTAGACATCCATTGAAAGTCCTAAACATTTCCGAACCGGGATGGTAACAATATCGACAAGGCTGCTGTTGTGCATATGCGGCTGGCTGCGAATGATTTGTTCGACGTGGATGCGCTCCTTTACGGAAGCACGAGTAATGATATTCAAAAAAATCAACTCCTTTAACAAAAAACGCGGCTGCTGCTCTTCTTGAACAGCAGCCGTATTTGGTGAAATCAACGGAACTCGAATGTGTATTCGGTCCCGGTAACGGTTGAGACGAAAATGTTCACGCCAATCACGCCGAGGCGCTTTGTCGTGGCAGTCGTAAAAGAGCGAGCGTTCTCATTTGACCCCACGACAAACCGAAGAGGCTCGCCGTTTACGACATGCAAGGCACCCTTGCAGCCGATAAGAGACTTGACTCTTTCGTCGTTGCTATTGGTGGCGGTTAAAATACACCCTTCCCGAATTCGCATTTGTAAATTCCTCCTTAATCAGAAATCTCAAGCCGAAGCTTGCGGGTACTGGTCAAGAACATCGTTGAATCGGGAATCTAGGTGCCGGTCATTTTCGTCACGGGCGGGATAACTGAACGCGTTCTCGTCTGCAGCAGCATCCGTGAACCCGTCCATCATGGTCAGGATACCCTCCATCCAGGCAGCGGCTCTGCCAAACATACCGTTTTCCTGTTCCTTGTTGCGGTGTAGGTAATCGGTAAGGCTTTCAAGCGCCATCTTCTGCTGGTAGAAGGTATCCCAGTTAATGTCTTTGATAGTGTCGAGGTAAGCGTTATCGTCCATTTTGAACAAACTCCTTAAAAAATAAATTTACGATGCATACCCCGAAAGGCTCCTGCAATCAAATTCCAAAACAAAAAAAGGCAGGCTCTCCATGTGACTGGAAAGTCTGCCTTAACGGTTCAGAACTGTGAATGTGTGAATTACCTTTCGGTTGGTATCCATCGTACATTTTTCATTGTATGCGGTTCGCACATTCGCGCAAGGGCTTAAAGGTGAAATCTGAGAAAATTATTGGGCAGTGATAGAAGAATTTACAGCCTCAGACGAAGAATCGGTGTTCTCGCTCGCGGCTGCATCAGAATCCGCAGCGTTTTCAGCGTCAGATGCAGCACCGGACTCGGTTGCTGTATCAGATTCCGGAACAGCGGCAGCGTCCTCGGCAGGTGCGCCGGGCATAGTCGCATACAGACCCGTCAGACGGACAGGCGCGTCACCGTAGCCAAGATACCCCCAGAAAGTATCAGTGCTGGCTTCATTGATGTACTCGGTGCCCTGCAATACCGGGAACTCATAGATATCGGTGATAGCCGTGCCCTTCACATCGGCACTGTCAAACTGGTCGCTGCAGGATGCCACAACGGTGCAGTCCTCGTAGTTCCAGACGAGGTAGAAGGACTTGGCACCGGTCTCTTTGTTGTACTCCGCGTCACGGAACTCATCAAAGGAAGTATACTGCGTGCCGGTCGGGCTGTTCTTCCAATAAAGGCCATTCGGGGTACCGAATACCGCATAGAGGGCGTTGAACTTCTCCTCGGGCGTGCCGTCAACAGGAAAATCCTTCAGAGCGGAAGGCTTCATCGTCGAATAGAAAAGGCCATTCTCAAAGGCGTTCCCGATAGTCATGCCGTCAGAAGCAGCCGTGGTGCTGTCCATGACATTCGATACCGGACCACCATTGAAGCCAATCTGGTAGTAGTTGGCGGATTCCCCATTCTCACCCTCGGTACAGACACAGAAATCCGAGATATCTTTTTCCAGACCTTCTCCGGTCACGGCATCCTCAATACTGTCGATGACAGTTTCCCCCGTTTCCAGAACGGACAATTTCAGGTATCCGGAAATCGGCATCTCGTTCAAATCCTTCACGGACACGCTCTTGATTTGTGTAGAGCTGCCGGATGCAGAGGAATAGAGTCCTGAAACGAATGCGCCATCCTCATAGGTCAGAGGATTTACACCCAAAGGCAACCCATCCGTCCATGTCATATCGGGCTTATCCAGAGTCCCTACAGCGAACTCTGGAAGATTGTCAAGCAATGACCATGCATTGATGGGCTCTGGCGTAGGTGCAGGAGTCGGTGCCGGTGTGGCAGTGGGCTGCGCGGCGGCGATAGCCGCTGCCTCAGAAGCCGCTTTCCGGTCCTGAATCTCCTGAGATGCACAGCCGGTAAACATCACTACGGATGCCATCATGACAGCTGCGGCGAATAGAATTTTCTTGTGTTGCATACTGTTTTTGCACTGTCTTATTATTTAGGCAGTGCTTTGCCTCCTTTTACATATCGTTTATGCTGAATATGACCAATGACCGCAAGCCCCAAAAAGCCAACGGCAATGAGCATCGAACTGCCTCCGAGAAGAAACGCGCAATAACCGGCCACATCGCGCCACTGTGCGGCTTTTGCGAGCGTGCATATGACGCAGGCAATAAAGCAAAGCCAGCCAAAGAGATAGCCAGCCATTCCGATGGTAGCTACCTTCCCTAATACGGATTCTAAAAGCTTCAAAGCAACCACATCCTTCCTACGAGTTTAATTTTATGCGATTCGCAAGTATTGGCAACAGGAAATTATCGCTATAAAAAGAAAAAGCTGCCCAACCGAAGCTGGACAGCGAAAATGCTATTGAATTTTACTGTTTTTTGTTTTGTTCTGCTCTTCTGCGCTCGCGTTCCTCGTACTCCTTCTTCTGATACTTCAAGCGTTCGTTCAGCAGAAAGGAGTTTTCATCGCGGGTCATGGTGAGTTTGGCTCTGTACACGATATAAATGACGATAAGTGCCAAAATGCCGTAGGTGAAGATGAGACTCAGAAGATTGCCAACAACCGTTACGATAATAGGCGAAATGAGATGGAGAATACCAATGACGAGCAGGAACATACCGCCAAAGACGATGACTTTTGCAGCGGTCTGAACGGCAGGCGGGTAGCCATCAAGAAAAGTGGATATAGTATCGTTGATTTTGGTGAAGATGTCATTTCTCTTTTTGCCATTGTTATTATTGTTTTCAACCATACTGGTCCCTCCCTTTTTATGCCAATTATAGCACATATTTGCACAAAATGCTATACCTCGCATTATATTGTGGGTGAGGACAGGAACCATTTTGTTTGTCAAGACGACAACGAAAAAAGCCGTCACCCCAAAGGGCAACGGCTAAGTGTATTGGTGTGATTAGCGAGGCAGGTTCTTGTCTACCACGATTTCGAGGTTGTAGTGAGGCAGTTTCGCAACATCACCCTTCGCAACCTTGAGAGCCGCCTTCATCTTGTCATCAGGCATGGACTGGATAAGGCTGTTCAGTTCCTCACAGGTGTGGCTGAGCATCGGACCGCGACTGGTGGTGAACATCGTAGCGGAAACCGGCTGGCAACCCTGAGAGACCATACCGTCCCAATGCGTGCGCAGTTCAGCAACGGACTTCATGTTAGCAGCAGTGCTCATGAAATCATAGATGTTGCAGTGGTTCTCGTCGATGTATTCAAGGACATCGATGCGAGTGCGGTTCGCATATACAGGAAACTGGAGCTCGACCTTGTTGCCGGTGTTGTTCATGATACGCTCAGCAAACTGCTTGGCGTACTCCTCGAGGGGGCAGGTCTTGTCTTCCACGACAGGAACAGCATCCTTTACAGCATCGAAGATGGCACGCCAGCCCTCATCGCTCAAATCGATGTTGGACTTGTTTGCGAGGGTGTTCAGGAACCCACGCGGCAGGTCAGAGATATCGATGGCGATGGTGCCGGTGAACAGGTTGAAGGAAGGATGACGAGCACGGTCCCAGATGGTATCCAACTGTGCGGTAGCGATAACGCGGTCGCCGAGCTGGATATCCACACCCTGGGTGCTCATATTTCCCTGATAATAGTGCTTCAGGGCGTAACCACCGGTCACTGCACGAGTCTGAGTAGCGGCTGCGTTGAGCAGACCGACCTCAACGGAAACAGGGATATCGTGACCATTGTAGTTCACGCTCAGATGATGCGTCCCGGTCACAGCCTTGTAGCGCTGGAAGATAGGCTTGACGAAAACATCGCAAGTCTTGCCGTTCGCCATCTGATAGTCGGGAATCAGGATACGGGCGGGAGCGGCACCGGAATCATCGGGCTTGAGGTAGTTGCGATACTTGACGCCGAAATGCTCCGCAATGGAACGGCGCAGCACATTGAGGCTGGAAACCTTGCTCGGAGCGCAGCTGCCATTCTGGGTCAGCATAGTGCTTGCGGTGCTCTTGTCCATCTCCACATAGATGATGGTGGAGGGAGCGCCGAGAGGCTTGTAGGCATCACGCATGACGATGTCGGCAAGAGGGATATCCTGCTGTTCAACAATCTTCATCTTGGTGTCGAAGGGGCCGTCAACGAGGTGGTAGGAATCCTCTTCCGGCTTCTTGGTGGCGATGAACCACGGATACTTGTTCCGGGTAGCGACCAGCAGGAAGTTGTTGAGACCTACGCCGTGGATGCACAGAGGACCCTCATCGGTGTGACGAGAGCCAAACTGCAGGCTTTCGCTCACCTCGTTGATGTCCATACCGTTGCCCCAGTCGGCAGTAACCATGCCGATTAGGTCCTTCTCGGAGCCTGGTACGAACGCAACCAGAGCGTTTACAGGGCCGGTGCTGTTCGACAGGATGTTGTCCATGGGCTCGCAAGCGGCGCTGTGCATCGGGAGAAACTGGTTGGAAACGGCATTGAAGTAGTTCTTGGTAATACCAACATTGAGAATATGTGCCTTCATAGTATACCCCGTATCGTGGGGCCAACGTGCTGCTCTTGAAATCATCTCCACAGCAGGTAGAGCCCCAAGATAGGGGGTTATTGTTATTTGTTTGTGTGTTTGTCTGTTATTACAGGAAGCAGACAAGCGTAAAAGATTGCTATTGCAAGTATCGCAATTACAATCACGATAATTACGGGGACTGGGATTTGTTCGATGAGCGCAAGTATCACGCGTTTTAACAGCAGCTAGAGAAGACGACGTAGCATCTTATGATTGCTGAAAAAAGCGCTTACTTGCTAAAATATCTTCTTGAAATTTGTCATGATAATTCTCCTTTTTTGATTGATATTCGTTTTATGCTAACGCACTTTATCGTTGTACCCACGGCTGGAACATGTATAAAAGATGCTCTAACGCGGCGTTCGCGGCTGGGATATGTATAAAGGATGCTTTGCTGTATTTGCAGCAAAACAACGATTTTCGCATTAACGCAGCGTGTACGTCCCGCTTTTTAGGCAGGAAATCTATTATTATCACCGTATCGTGGTGTACTACGATGCAGGAATGTTCCCGCATGACCAATAACAGATAGTCCGCAAAAACCTCCAAAAGAAAAAGGACAGACACCCATGACGAGTGTCTGTCCTTTTCAAGAAAAGAGGATTGTGAATATGGCTATTGTTACACTACCTATAAAGGTAATGATACTGGTATCTTTGGTACGATTATTATTCTATGCCGTTCGCAAGCGCTGTCAACACTAATTTCTGATTTTTCCAAACAAAAAAGCCAACTGTGTGTCAGATGGCTTTTCTGTTATTCGTTGATGTTTTTCTGGTTGTGGTGAAGGGCACCACGGACAAATTGGTTCCAGCGAGCATGATACAAAACAAATCCGTCTTCGAACTTTACCGTGATGTTGTTGACACCATGATAAGCAATACAGGTGGCTTTGCTTCCATTCTTCATCGTCATCGTGGTGCCGACAGATTTCTCAAAATCGTGCTCGTCCTTGCGTGCCGCACTGATAGTGCGCATCCGCATTCTGCATTCGGGGCAACGAGTGTTGCCGGACGTAGCAGCTTGTGTCATAGCGCGAACGCTTGTCACGAACTCTTTCTTACAATCCGGGCATACGAAGATAGCGCGTCTTTCCGAACGAGCGGAAATTTCGCTGGGAGTGTAATCGTTCTTGTCGCTCCACAGAGGAACAACCTTAGGACACTGGGTAGCCAAATCATTGATTCCGGGAACAACCTTGCGACCTGCGCAAACAGGGCAACCGGTATGGTAGTACATCAAGGATTTAACGACATTGCAAATAGAAGCCTTAAATTCCTGCTTGCAGTCGGGGCATACGAACCATACCTTCTTGTTGTTGCCTGCAGATACTTCACTGGGAGAGCAATCGTTCTTGTCACTCCACATGGAAGCGGCCATAGGGCACTTGGTAGCCAAATCATTGATACCAGAAACAACCTTGCGACCTGCGCAAACAGGGCAACCTGTACTGCCATTTTGTACGGTATGAACTACATTGCAGATAGAAGCTTCAAACTCCTGCTTACAATCGGGGCATACGAACCACGCTTTCTTGTTGCTGCCTGCAGATACTTCGCTGGGGGTGTATGTGTTCTTTGCACTCCACATAGCGAAAATCTTAGGACACTTGGTAGCCAAATCATTGATGCCAGGGACGACCTTGATACCTGCACAAACAGGGCAACCGGTATTACCACGCATCAAGGACCTTGCGATATGGAAAGCACGGGCTTCAAACTCCTGCTTACAATCGGGGCATACGAACCACGCTTTCTTGTTGCTGCCTACAGATACTTCGCTAGGGGTGTATGTGTTCTTGGAACTCCACATAGCGGAAATCTTAGGACACTTGGTAGCCAAATCGTTGACGCCGGAAATGACATTCTTGGAATTGATAGTGTTAGTATTCATGGTAAACTCTCTTTCTCCTCGTATTTTCGAGGCTTGTAATAAATAAAAATGAGCGACTTGTAGTCACAATGTCTTAAACTTATGGCAGCAACGCATCATGGTGCGGATACGAACCAAGTCAATCTCGATTGCCAATGCGTTGATGGCTTCGAGCAGTGCATAGACAGCCATTGCGGGAATCGCTACAAGTAAAATAATGATGGATTTAATGGCTTTCATTTCAGACTCTCTTTCTCCGCATTTGCGCGGTCTTGCAACAAAAAAAGACAGGTCACCCGGTTGGTGCCTGTCTGAATTTTGTCAGGTTGTAAATGGTTGGTCGTGGTTTGGTATCTATTGTACAATACTCATTCTATACTGTTCGCAAACGCCGTCAAGACAACATTTCAAAAGAAAAAGCCGCCCCACCCTGAGAGGTGGAACGGCTGATGAGATTAGTGCTTGATGTAAAGCGAGGTGTCCCTGAACGGATTCAGGATACCAGGCTTATACTTGGTGCTGACATAATCAGCAATCTGAGTATCCGTCATACCGTTAAGCACATCGAGCCAGCATTCAGCGTTGATAGCCATGAGTCCGCCCATACCAAGTGCATTGTCGCAGCGTCTCATATCCTCTGCGAACGCCTCATGGTATGCGCAAGGCTCAGCAGCATGGATAAACCGATTGGTGTCGTACATAGTGCCACCTCACGCGTTTACCATGGCTTTAAGCCCTGCTTCGTCCAGAACGGGAATTCCCAGAGTGTTGGCCTTATCGAGCTTAGAGCCTGCTGCTTCACCGGCGACCAGATAGCTGGTCTTCTTGGATACGCTGCCGGTCACCTTACCGCCGTGCGCCTCGATAAAGGTCTTGGCCTCTTCACGGCTCATTGTGGGCAGGGTTCCGGTAATCACAAAGGTCTTACCAGCAAGCGATACAGCATCCTCAGCGGAACCGCTCGCGGATGCATTCGGTGCATGGTAATCGAGATTGACGCCAGCCTTGTACAGGGCCGTGACCTCCTGCTTGAACATAGGGTCAGAGAGCATAGCGTCCAGAGCGGCATAGATGGCATCAGAGAAACCGGGGATGTTACAATCCTTAATGTTATCCACATACAAGGCAGACAAACCGAGCAGGTTTCCGTCCGTTGCCTTGCACTGGGTAAACAGGGCGCGAGCAACATGACCGCCAATAAGACGATAGCCGAGACCTTTAAGAACACGGTCTGCGTTCTGGGTCTTGGAGTTCTCGATGGCTGCGAGCAGCTTCTTAGCCGTCTTTTCACCGTACATGTCGATGAGTTCGGATTCTTCCTCATAAAGCCAGTACAGGTCTACGGGGTTGGAGATGAACCGACTATCGACCAGGTCCTGAATGATTTGAGGACCAAGACCCTTGATATCCATGCACGCTTTGGATGCAAAATGGATGATGCGGTTGACCGTTTTAGCGGGGCAGGAATCGTTCGTGCAATACAGGTCCACAGACCCGTTCACGGAAGCGATAGGCTCGCCACAGACAGGGCAAACCTGACTGGACATGTCATAGGGCACAGCATCTGCCGGACGTTTCTCCTTCTCGACCATGGTAATCTTCGGGATGATGTCACCGGACTTGTGCAGAACAATGGTGTCACCGATACGGATGTCAAGATTTTTGATGAAATCCGCGTTGTTCAGAGTAGCACGTTCAACACGGGTTCCGGCCAACTGTACCGGGTCGAATTCCGCCACAGGAGTGACGCGGCCGGTACGACCCGTCTGCAACACGATACGGCGAAGAACCGTAGCCTTCTCCTCAGCGGGATATTTGAAAGCAATAGCCCACTTAGGAGTTTTGGTCCGCTCACCCATCTTCTTGCGGATGTCGATTTCATCCACCTTGATGACAGCGCCATCAATGGGATAATCGATATCATACCGATGCTCCCCGATATCGCGGATAGCGGCGAGGATACTGTCGGTATCATTGCAATGCGCGTAGTAGGTGGTCTTGAAATCGCAAACATCGCGCAGATAGCAAAGCTGGTCGCAGTGAGAGTCAGCAAACTCAGAGGAATCCTCCCCGTCATTGACACTCTGCACATTGAAGATGAACACTTTCAGATTCCGCTCCTTTGCGACAGCCGGGTCCGATTGACGCAGCGTACCGGCAGCGCAGTTACGGGGATTGGCGAACAGCTTCTTCCCTGCTGCTTCCTGCTTGGCGTTGGTTGCTTCAAAGTCCTCTTCGCTCATATAGCACTCGCCGCGCAATTCGATTTTCCAGACACCTTCCGGCATCTGGATATTGACAGGGATGCCAAGAACCTTGACATTGTCGGTAACATCCTCACCGACATGACCGTCGCCGCGAGTGGACGCCTGTACGAGCCGCAGCTTTCCGTCAGAACCGGCAGGCTTAGCGTACACCAGAGATAGGCTCAGGCCGTCAATTTTGCGCTCAATAGAGAAGGTGGCATCAGGATATTCCTTCTCTACAGAAGCCGTGAAATCGCGCACCTCATCGTCTGAGAAGACATCCAGAAGCGAAAGCATCGGGACACGGTGTTCAACCGGAATGCCGATAACGCGCTTGCCGCCGACCACCTGTGTGGGGCTGTCGGAGGTGACGAGTTCCGGATGCGCGGCTTCGAGGTCACGAATCTCGTGCATCGCACGGTCGTACTCCTCATCCGTTACGACAGGAGCATCCTGCTCGTAGTAAGCTGCGCTCCAGCGCTTGACCTTCTCGCAGAGTTCATTGTAGGTATTGATATATTCAGTCATTGTAGTTCAGTTCCTTTCAGTGCAGCCGCCATAGTATCTATCATACAATACATTTGGCGGCATTAGCAATATCGAACATCAGAAAAAGCAAGCCACAAAATGTGCTGAGACATGCTTTGCATTTACTTTCTCTTCACCTTATCGTATTTCACGCCGAGAATCTCAGCGGCAGCGTTAAGGGTTTCGAGAGAAATATTGTTAAAGTCATTTTGTGCTGCCATATACAGCGCTTTTGTGCATCTGACGGCGTCACAAATATCGTAGATGGTATCCTTGTTTTCGAAAATCAGCAAATACTGCTCATAGCCGACTGTGGTATCTTCTCGATACTCGACACCGTTGGCATCGAACTCATATAAGCGGTTTGCGGTTCCGGAAGTCGGGATGCATTCAAAACGGTTGGTATCAGAATCCGTGTGTGTGACCACCATTTTGCGAATCGTCTCGGGATAAGGAACCCCAAAGCGAAACTCGACCATCCAGAGATAATCGCCTGCCTTAACAGAAAGCATTTCAAATCTTCCTTTCAGTGTTAATTTTTATTGTTTATTCGTACCCTTCAAAGCTTCGATGGCAATCTCAAATATTCAGTTCGAGCGCAACTTTTTCTTCTGCGCTCTTATCGTTCATCCCATCGACGAGAACGTAAATGTCTACGTTCCTTAAAACAAGTCCTTTCGCTTGCCAGTCGGTTTCTTTGCGAATCTTTTCTGGCAAAAGACGAAGTGCCTGCTTTTTGAGGTTGTCGATTTTTTCTTCTGTTGCGTACATCTCTTGGCTGAAGGTAAATTCTGCAGTTTGGTATGTTGTAGTCCATGCACGAACCTTTACCGTTACTGTGCTTTCCGAAACGTTGTAGTCTTTAAATGGGATTAAAGACTCACTCAGTTCCCCAATTCTCGCATTGAAGAGATTGGTTATACGAGCGAGTTCCTTTTGGTAGATTACCTTTGCTTGTCGCACCTGTTCACGGTAGCATTTTACGCAGTCTTCAACCGTGTAGAAGATGTTTACAGACTCACCCGTGTATCCCCGATAGCCTGTATTATCCATTGGAGCAATTACCTTGGACATAATATGACCGTTCTTTACAGGTCGGAAATAAATAGGAGAATAATAAATAATCTTATTCGTCTCCTTGGCATCCGTTACCACCACCGGAGTGGGCTCAATCCCACGAATTGGCTTTTTGGTCGGGTCTGCGTTTGCTCGATAGTCGCAAATCCAAACCATCTTTCCCGTAATGTTTTCCAGCCCTTCTGCGTAATCAAAATCCGCAAGAGATTTCGTCTTTTGAGGTCCTAATGCACGGTTATTTCGCCAAAGGGTTACATTGTTATTTTGTAGATATTCTTCGAGTTCCATTTTTTCACCTTTTTCCTTTCAGAGCTTCGATAACCAATTCTTCGTAGTCCTCGATGGCGTAATAGATTTCAGAAAACCCATTTGCATGACCACGCTCATACGCCTTTTCCCAGACCATTTCTGCCGTCTCTTGACTGATAAGAACAGAGGAAGCGCTTTTTACATCCATCTGAATAAGGGCAAGAATGTCAACCATGACATCCGAAATAGCTTTGTTGCGGTCTGTCACAAGTTTGGTTACTTTATCGTTCCATTGCTGCTGAAGCTGCCGCACCTTCTTTTTATTCCAATCGAGGGAATGTGCGCTGCTGATGATATCACCGGTTTTAGGACGCTTGGTTTTAGGGGTTATGCGCATATTCCAAGCAGCTTCCATGCGAATCTGAAGATTTTTCCAACTACTGTCCATGTTTCGTTTCCTTTCTATGTGTTTTTTTACATCAGAATTTGAAGTCCTGACACACTTCGATGCTGTTTTTGTCATAGCCGACAGCGTACAGTTCATTGAGCAGCGGCGTATACTCCTCGACCGTTGCAGGAACGCCTGTCTTCAGATACCCGTAAGACGCATTCACATGCTGCCCATTGTGGACATACGCATCGAAATACAGGTTTGGGTCCTTCAATTTGAGTCTTTTGCAAAACTCGAGGGTTCCCGGTATCTTGTCAAGAAACACACAGGTGAGTTCGGAACCGGCTTCTGGATTGAGTTCGTCGGTACAGTTAAGAAAAGCTACTTTCATTTTCGTTCTCCTTTTTTGAGCGCAAAAAGGCGGGCCTCCCAAAATCGGGAAGTCCGCCTTAAAGCAAAATTGTGAATTGTACGAACGCAGTTAGCGTCTTAGTAGATGGTATCTATCGTACAATTCTTATTTTATTCGGTTCGCATATCGCGTCAACAATTATGTTCAAGGGGCTGAAATTATAGCGGAAAACGACCGTATAAAAGCGAACCTCCCGCTTCGGAAAGTCCGCTATAGCCGCAATTATCTGATTTTACTGAGCCTGGTTATCGGTCGGCTGCTGCGGTGCAGCGGGCTGCTGAGGCTGAATCGGCGCGGCAGGCTGCTTGGGCTGTGCAGGAGCCTGATAGGTCATGTTGGGGTTCTGGGTCTGTTCCTGAGTCGGCTGCTGATACTGAGCAGGATGAGCAGCTTTGTAGACATCGTACTTCTGCTTCATCTGGTCATAAGAATAGCCATCCTGCGGGATACCGAAGTACCGATACTGACCGAACGCCAGAATCATGTTGAAGATGGGGTTCAGGAAGAACAGGCCAATGGTGAAGCCAATCCCCTGCCCAAACGCGACACTCTGTTTGTACAGGGTTACGATGTTGATGATGACGCCAACGATGACCAGCAGCGTGCCGAGCAGCGGGATGCCGCCAAGTACAGTGCAGACGATGGGGACAAAGAACAGCCAGCCGTTGCCCCAGAAGATTTTGTACCGGATGTAGCTGTTGTAAAACGGGACGATGGACGCCCATCCGGGTTGACCGGCCTTTTCGAAGATTTTCCAGCCAGCCACAATGTTGAGAACGAAGAATGCCAGGATGATGAGCCAAAATCCAGCAAAGATGCTGAGAAGTGCATTGAGGGCCGCCGCCTCTGAACCGTAAGACATAATGATTCCTCCTAAAAATACTTTATATTATAAAGCCAATCGGCCTTATTCCTTTTCCTGCACGGCTTTGCGTGCCGCTTTTTCTTTCGACAGTGCTGCGAGTTTCTTGCCGCTTTCGACCAGGATTGCTCGGCGTTCTTCAGAGATAAACATGGGAGGACGAATTTTTACCCACTTTTTCGGAAATTCCGCTTCTACGCAATCTTCTTTGTCGATGGTCAGCTTCACCTCATCGGGATGCTCTGTTGCAAGTTTTCGCAACTCGTTCATCCGCGAATAATTTCGCGTATAGTACGAGCAGGTTTTCTCTGCATCGCAGAAATTGATGATGGTCTCGCGCTCGTAGGCACCATCGGCGCTTTGAGGTGTTTGGTTGATGGGACGCATTTTTTCATCTCCTTTCAGTCGAACAACACTGCCTTCTTCGATGGTCCGTCCGGCGTGAGGCTGCACGCATAAGCCCAACGCGGAAGCATAATACGCCCGCGAACGCTAACGACGGTCATTTCCCGCGCCGTGGCTTGTTCGAATTCCGATGCGTCCAAAGCATTCCGGGTCAGCAGAATGGCGTCGTCCGGCATATCGTTGAGCATCATTTTCAGTTCTTTAACTGTCATAGACTGTCTCCTTTTGCATGACCTCATCCAGCGCCTCTAGGAACAAGACAGATTCGGTGTTCTGCGTCCCAGCTGCAACGATACCGGAAATCTCGTTCGGCTCGATGAGGAAAACGCTGTCACCGTCAATGAATCCTTGCGGCCATGGCGCAGCATAATAGGCGTAGGGCACGATGTCGGTTGCATAGCCGATAATTATATATTTCTGGTCGGCGTCCTGCCGAACCTTAACGATTGTTCCGAGTGAAAACGCGGATTTGAGTGTAGGCGTTGCTGTAACAGGCATTTCTCTTTTAATTTTCAATGATGAAAACACCTCCATAAATACCAGTCTATGCGGTTCGCAAGAATGTGCAACGAAAAAGGCACAAAAAAAGGAGCTGCCCGAAGGCAACTCCCTGTCATACATAAATTTGCTGTAGCAAAAGCGAACTCAGCGATTCTGAGCGACCTCGACATTGAAGTCAAACAGTTCCTTGCTGGTCGAGCACCGAGAAGAAAACTCTCCGTCACGGTTCTGGATGACATCGGATGCCGGAACAGGCTTTCCGAAACCGTCGTCCACAAACACAGGATGCTTGCTGCCATCATTGTCAGAACGGGGCGAGAAGCTTGCGGCTGCAAACCAGTCTTCCTCATCGCTGCCCTGCTCGTCATACAGACGGCAGAACGGAGCAGGGATTTCGGGTGTCGGAAGCTGGAACATTGCTGCCTGCATTTCCTTGCCGCCATTCTTCACATTTACATCGATAAGGGGGCAAATCGTATCGCCTGCGCACTCCCACTTGGTATAGGACTGAGCGGTAATTGCGGTATTGCCGTCAGATACCTCAATACCGAGCGAAAGAATGTCTGATTTGAGGCCGAGCTTTTCCTGAAGCATTTCCGGGGTGAGAGTCAGAAACTGACCGCCGACCGTGTTAATGATAAGGTTCATCGTTCACATTCTCCTTTTTAATTTTAGTAAATATAGTTCTCGCTTCGAAGCGCTGCCTGAACGGCGCGGATTTCCTTTTCGGTGAGTTGGTAGCTGCCAATCGGCGTGTTCGCGGAACCAAAGTAAGCGGAATCGAACACCATGCAGGCTTCTCCGTTCTCATTGAGCCGATAGAGGAATGCTTCCTTTGTCCGTGCATCAGTAGGATGGTCTACCAGCGATACGAGAGGAAGACCTGTTGTCGAGTTCTTAACCATCTGCCACTCGGATGCGTTCCGGTCACAGTACCCAGCGATGTAGATGTGCGGCTCGGAGATAAGGCGCAGGTCACGCTTCATCAATTCGAGCAGTGAATTGGCGGGCTTGCAGCTGTAAGTATTGGTCAATTCGGCGTTCAACTCGAAATTGAGAGAAACACAGAAAACACGGTATCCGCGCTTATCCAAGTCATCGAGCATTGCGGTGCCAACGCCCGAAGACAGGAATGAAACCATCTTGGTGTCCATGTTTTTAGGCAGGTAAAGCACAGCCGTAATGAGGTATCTTTCCGAACGCACCAGATTCTTAAACATCACGCATCATCCTCCGTCTTGGTAGTCATGCCATGGACTTTGTCGATGGCGGCGGCAATCGTGTTGTTCTCCAGTTCAGTCATCTGCGTGCAAAGGTAACCCCAGTCGATGGCATCGTGGACCTTGCGGACAAACACATCGTAGGTGCCAGCGGTTTTCATCATTTCGATTTCCGATTCATAGCAGCCGGATTCCTCGAGCAGATGCTGGATGTCATCGATGGGGTTCATTTCGATAGTTGGTACAGTTTTGTTCATGATACAAACTCCTTTAAGTGTTTTGGATGCGAAAAGGGCGGACCTCTCAGAATCGAGAAGTCCGCCCTTTAAGCGAAATTGTGAATGTACGAAAGGCAGAAAGCCTTTTTGATTTGGAATGGTATCTATCGTACAATACCCATTCTACTTAGTTCGCATATTTTGGCAAGTAAAAAATGTTGCTCATTCGAAGGCGAGTGGTGAAGAGTGTAATTTTAGATGTGGAGAACAGTCCACTCACTCCTTATTCTGTAATTTGTAATTGTAGCGTAGATTTCTAAAAAAGCCGCCCACCAAATTATGTTGTGGGCGGCTTTATTATTTGTTAGTTTTCGAAATCTGGATTCTTCCAGACCGTTTTCTTTCCGTAATGGATATCCGAAATGTACTTGAACGGAATCTTATCCTGGTTTTTAAGAAGAGCATCGTTTTCCTCTAAAAATTCCTCAATGCGTTCCTTTTCACTGCGCGGAGCAATGTTCCATGTATCGAGATATCCATCATACATGGCATCCATATTGAAAATTCCGTCAACGGGGTACTTGACAGAGTCAATTTCTCCGTTGACGTCCAAGCCAAGGTGGACGTTCTTATAGTTCTTGATGCTGTCTGTCAAGGATTTGAATTTTCCTTCAGGAGTATCGGGATTGCTGTACTTTTTCACGTACTCTTCCGTTAACTCCTCCGTCATGGCCAATGTAATCCAGAACTGGAGCCCGGAATACTCAAGGCTCGCTTTCTTGATTCTCTCCATCGTCCGTTCAGCCCAGCTGGTGGGATTAGCAAGATAATTCACTACCAGTTCATCAGCATTTGTGGATGTCAGTCCAAAGCAAGACCCGTTTCCAATCTCATCGACAATGCTGTCAATAGGGCTGCGATAATTCTTATACCCCTTTATTATGCGACAGAAAGCGTTCTGTCGTGCTATCTTGTCGTAATAACTGCCCTTGAGAATTTTCTTCTTGTCTTCTTCCGTCACATTCTCTCGGAACATATCGAACAGCTTCTGTGCCATTTCCTCTATGACAGAATCCGAGGTAAAAGAAGAACGGCAGAAAATCGTTTTGAAGTTCTGTGTTTCATTGACGGTTTTGGCATTATCGACAACGAGGCAAAGGAAGCGTATCTCTTGGTTGAATGTTACGGGTTTGTTTTCCCAGATTCCGTAAAACCGCTGCCCGTACAGAACATCTACCTTATGCTCACCATAGGCGAGCGGTATGCGCATAAAACGGTAGTAATACTCGGACAGCTCACCGGAATCAAGAATGATATTGCCTTCGAACGAAGGAGCGCCGAGCTCGAGGAACCTTTTGAATCCCTCGCGGTTGATATTGTTTGCCATGATATTTTTCCTCCTAAATACTTACTTCGTTAAGCCCTCGAATTCCTGATTTTTCCAGAGCACATTCTTCATATTATTCTTTTTCCATCTGTACAGTCCAGCCGTTCACGTCGGAATAAACCGCATAGAGCAGTGTTGCGAAATTATAGCCTCCGTCATACAGCGTGTAACGAAGGGAAATGTTCAGCGCAAGAGTGCGTTCCTTGACGGTGCCATCACAATCAAGATAGCTGAATATCTTTGTCGGATGGGAAAACCATGCTTTCCGTTCTTCATTGAATTTATCTTCATCGTATTCCACGACTTGCTTGAAACACGAATCAAACGTAGCAAGCTTGACCGACGAAAATACATCAGCCATCATCCCACACTTTTCAATCAATTCATCAGGCCATTCGACTTTGATGATTGCTGCACCATCGCGCAGTTCTTTCAGTTCTTTGCGGGGGCTCAGCGAGACGTTGTAGCGTTCACTGAGGAAGGTGAACAGCCAGGACCAGTCAATGACTTTCAGGAAGTTAGATACTTCCTTGGAATCCATGAAAATTTTGATTTCTTTCCGTGCCATAGTTTTATCTCCTGTTTTTCGATTTTCTAAAAAATGGTTCAAGTCATAGAATTCCAGTTGTTGCCCAACCATTCACACCAGCCTGTGGTGGAGGAGGGGCAATTTTTGCTGTCCGCGCAGATATGATTCAGCAGCATTGCCAAGTGAAACTTATCCAATGTCCGAATCATTTCGAGGTTTGTCTTATCAGACCGTATGATTGTCATGTCAACGTCGGTTTTCGTCTTGATGTACGATATAGCGTCGTCCATCCTTTTGAAAAAAATTCCGCAGACCGGGACAAAGTATCCAACCTCGATGGAAAGCTCTGCCAAAAGACGGTAGCTGTCAGCAGTGTTCGTCCTCTGGAAAAGTTCATCGAACTGAGCGCGAATTTTCTTCTCATCGTTTTTCCCAATGTCATTCAGGTCAAAGATGTATTCCTGAACAATGAACCCATTATTAGATTTCGTGGGCACATATGCTTTGTAACAGGATGCATCAATCTGTTTCATGACAATCGGAAAGTCATGGGAAGACGTGGAATAGAGACATGCTTTATCGACTTCCTTTTTCAGCTTTTCCAGCAGCTTTTCAAGAACAGCCTTGAGATATTCGGCGTGCTGATGGCAGGTATCCACTTCTGCCTGGAACATACCGGTGTCATCTTTGAGCCGCCCGGTTTCCCAAGCTTTGTCAAAGACGCACTTGAGTTTCTGGAGCTCGGTTGCATCCAAGTTGTCGTATTTCCCGGACTTCGTTTTAGCCTCAAAAATGGCGATTGCTTCACGCACTTCACTGTACGAATCAAGTATCAACTCAAGGTCCTCCAAAAAGAGTTTCTTGTTGATGTCGATGGAGTAATTGATGTCGGTAATGCGCAAGGTTATGGTTTTTGCCTTTTCTTCGACATCAAACCCCATTTCCCGGCAGATATCCGGGAACTGTTTCAGATACATCATATTTTTTCACCTCAAACTTTCTCAGCGATATCTTCGCCGTATACCATGCTCGGGTTGGAACCGTTGTCCCATTCGGCAACATAGCTAAAATCTACAGTTAATGTGTTTGTCGTAGGCAATTTCTCCTTTCCAAGTAAAAAAGCAGGCCCGCCAAAATGGTGGGTCTGCTTGTTGTTTACAGATTGTGAATTGTACGGTGGCAAATGCTGCTAAGTGGAATGTTATCTATCGTACACTTCCATTCTATTCGGTTCGCACAAACATGCAAGTAAAAATGGGCCTTCCCAAAAGGAAAGCCCACTGTATGGTATTGCTGATACTCAGATAGCTGCACAGAAGTTCGCAAGGCGCTGCCAAAGCAAGTAGTTGTCGTAGCTCATGCGTACCTTTTCGGGTACACCTGTAACGAGATACCACTTGTGTGCCTTAGCCTTGATGTTCGAGATGCGCTGCTGTTCACTGCGCGTAAAGGCTTTGCTGAACATACGGCGTCTGCGCCCGGAATTCCAGTATGCACCCTCCATAGTCTCGCAGATAAGAGCATAGGCAAGTTCGTTCTGAACATCGTCATGGGTCAACTCGATAATCTTACCCATATTCAGGCACCTACCTTTCGGCTGGACTTCTCGCGGCTCTGATGCACCATGGAAAGCGCATAGTCGAGCGCAGCAGCATCATCCGGCAGATAGGTGACGGATTTGAGTTCTCCGTACTCGCTGTGATGGCGCGGGATGGTCTTGGGTCTTTCCGTAACGACCGTCTCCTTCTCGAAATGCAAAGCAATCCGATTTGCAGGAACGGCATACCGTTTCTGCCGCTCGCATTCCTTGAAGTAGTCGATGGGCGTTGCGAACCCCAAGGGTTTTCTGCCATCAAGTCCCGTAACGGTGACGACATACGCCTTGATGCCTTTCGCTTCCCGTCTCTGCTGGTCCGCATAGTAGTGGAAGGAGATGTACATCGGCGATTCCTTCAAATACGCGTTAGATTCCCGCGCAATGTAGGTCCCGCTTTCCCGGCAAAACCACAGAAATGTCTGAGGTTTACCGTCGGCTTTCGCTTCCTTTGCGGCTTTCTGAATGACCTTTGTGTCGAGGTCAAAGTCCGACTGATATTGTTTTGTTACCTGCTTCATCGCAGATTTCAGTTCCGGTAAAATCGGAATCATAGTATTATTCATGCAAGATACTCCTTTCGTTAAATAGTAATGAAACTATAAGTCAGGGCTTGCGCCCTGTGGTCCACTTCGCCAATGTTATGCACTGTTTTAGCCTTTC